GGGTGGATAGCCACCACCATGAGAGGAGGTTGGGGCCTATGACGGAGCGGTATTCGCGGTATCGGTCTATGGTGAGTAGGCTAATCTTGTCTGTAGTTGTGTTATAATCATTTAGTCCATCAACGGTGTGATGAAATATATTGCCCACACCAAACGAATCTTCAACCTCTCTCACATATTCATTGTTTAGATATTTTCTAACATCACTGGTGCGCCAATCATTAGTGCTTCCGAATTCCATTGTCTTGACAATATTTTTAGACAAGACAGCCGTAGTTTCATTGGGAAAATGTTCGAGAACTATATAGTCGCTAAATACTTCACCGGGTTTAATGTCGGCAAGTCTTGTTTCTAGTTGATAAGTTTTTGACATGATGTTTTCCCTCCATTATATCGCCATTGCGATCACTCTAATATTTTTGTGTCCAAACATTTTTGCAACTAGATACCGAGTGTAGCCGTCAATCAGTACACCGTTTTCATCAACAACTATATGTCCATTAAACTTTTTATATTTCCGATAATGTTCGTAGCAGTTCATAAGCGTATCAGAGCGCGGATGAGTTTTTGCGAACTCATCAGATATAATCACACTATCAAGTGGAATTCTCCTGAACAATGACACAACGCTTTTTAATGGCAGGCTTGCTCCGCTAACTTTGATGACCTCATTTGCCGCTTCACCAGAGATAATTTCGCTCACAGTTACACCAGAGCTTTTTCCGATGCGGGTTTTGACTGTCACGCACATATTCCTTTTCAACACTGGAATTAGTTTCATGGGAACGTTAAATGTGTACGCCTTATCGTTGGGGCTATGCTTAACCTGAATAACATAAATATCCTTGTTTGCTTCCATTAAAACAGCCTCCTTTTATATCTATAGATTAATCACCGATTTAATTATCCCACACATATAATTTCAAATTTCTTATCTGGCAAAATAGTTATCCCTGCTTTGTACAACGCTGCAAGAATTTTATCCGATGCATCACTAATGTTTTCAGCACCTTCTACGACCAAAACACCGCCAACTTCGACTTTGTAATCGCTTGAATTGTTCATATTTACCCCCGCAATTTGTTTAATTCTTTTAGCCTTGCTTCGGCTTCGGTTCGTGTGGCAAAAATGTCCTTGCCAACTCTGTCCTTTTTAAACCAAGTGATGGGAACTTTGTTGCATCTGTATGGTTGAAATGTGGTTTCATTAAAATCAATAGGGTCAACAAAGACTCTCTCAATCCTCATCTCAAATATTTTCCCCTTGTGTAGACAAAACACCAAATCATCTACATTGAATGGAAGATCTAAATCTTTGTAATCTTCATACATTCGATGTCTGTTATTTCTGTTTATGGTCATACATCGCCTTTCTTTCCATAACTACATCGTTTCTGCCTATATCACCAAAATGTTCGGCGATATCCATTACATTAGCAGGGATTAGTTGGTACTGGATTGACACTTGCCCACGAACTGCTTGTGCATCCGTCGAGTGTGCCGAAAAAATCAAGTCGGCTTCTCGTATACGAAGGTCATATCTAATCCTCGTATCTGTTGGCCAGAATAAGAAACTTGGCCCCGGTGTTAATGTATGAGACAACGCCCCCAGACGCCTAACTACAACCGCCTCCTCTGTTCTTACAAAAACTATCGATGGCAGTATTAGAATTGCTACCAATAACACTACCATAATTGTTACAAATTTATTCCTTGGCTTCATTTTTTATTTCTCCTTTTTTGTTATAATTTGACATTTAGACTTTTATCATTAAAGAAAGGTTTCATCCTATTATATGCAAATGACAATCAGGTGGTGAGCGCACTGGTGATTTCCAAACCATATTTATTATCCCCCTCAATATTTACTCCTATTGCGTTTCTTCCAATCTCTTATCAGCCTGTTTAGTTTTTTATTCGTGCTTAGGTTTTCCGAACCTCGTTTCCCATACACTCTCTCTTCCATGTTACGTTCAACGTTGCGCAGTTCGCCCAGCACTTGGCCGAGTTGATTCATAGCCCTTGTACCGATATCTGATTCAACAAACTTTAAAAGGGGTTGATTGATTTGGATGGCATCTTTCGCCGCACGCCTTGTGAGCAAGGCGTTTTGCATTTTTGTGGCAATTTTCGCCCTATCTTCATATTTAGGAGGATGAAGACCCTTTTCAGAACCCGCGCCTATCAACTCATGCTTCAAATCGGTAACTGTCGCTTCCGATTCCTTCAATTGTTGTTTAGCCCATCTTACATCCGCCTTGCATTCCTCTAATATGCGGATGATGAATTCAACCCTTTCCGATGGTTTAATAAAAATCACCAACTTTCACTACACTTAAATCATATGTTCTTTTTATGAGGCTGCCCTTAACACAATCAAACCGCCATCATCAAAGTAGATAGAAATAGATACATCATTTTCATGGTATGACTTGATACTGTCTACCCCAAGCGTCACAGAAAGTGCAGAACTGGCGTTGTCGAACACATAGAACAAGCCATCCTCCATATCCGCACCAATGTCGGTATACTCTGCTAAAACCCGTGGACTGATTGGTGTAGCGAAGCCAATCACCTTCATGCGCCGTTTGCTTGTGCCGTTGATAAGATTGACCAAGTCTATTATACGAGTAACTGATGTTGCGGCTGGGATGTCATGTTCTTTTGTGGCAGATGTTGGATGTAAGTTTGATAGCATCATATCTTGCATGTTCACTACCCCTTTTTGAAGTCATTTGTTTAATTAATGCCAAGACTGATGACCATGGCGGCATTGACCTTCATCTAGGGGCATACTTGTTTCCAATATCGTTTTGCAATATCAGAACTGGACGAGTGCCGTTTTGTTCTGAGCCTCTTCCCTTGCCTAAGTCTGCATAAATTATATCGCCTCTATTTACCATTCTCATGGACGCTATCCCCTATTTGAAATTAATTGGCTATTTTATATTTCCAAGATACTTAGTGCTTCCGAATTCCATTGTTTTTATAGTGTTTTTGCAAAACACAGCCGTAGTGCCATTACCAAAGTGTTCAAGGACAATATAATCCCCGAATGTTTCACCTGGCTTAATGTCGGCAAGTCTTGTTTCGGAAATAAGTTTTCCACTGATTATATTTCCGTTATCGCATTTAATTTTAATGCGATCTCCTGGTTTATAGGTTTTTGTCATGGTGTTGCCCTCCATTATAATTTTATTTGTTGTCATGTTGGTTATCCTTTTTTAGTTAGCGTCAATCAAAGAATCTCTAAAACCTTCAACTCTTTTCCCTAGTTCATCATGAGCCTCTTCGTAAGTCTCAAAAACATCTTCTTCACGAACTTTGTCATAAAACTTTGGGTATCCAGTCTCACCTTTGATTTCAGGCTCAAGCAAATTATAAAATGTAAATGCGTAATTGCCATTGCCAGAAAGTTCACTTATCTCATGACCCACACTTACAATTTTTAGAGGATATGGCTTATATTTATGTTGTAATCCCGTCCTCTTACAAAGCATATCTTCGTAACCTCTGATGTCAAGCTTGGGTCTTAGGGCGAATACATCATCGCCTATGTTAAATTTAGTTTCAATATTGATTTTCATAGTAAACACTCCCTATTAAACCCGCATTTAAACTGTTTATTGGGGTTTTTTGTTCTATTTTTGCGACTATGCGGATAAAAAGATTTCCACTACTTCGTCATTGCTCAAACCAAGTATGCTGGCTATTGCCCCAACTTCTGTTAGTAAAAAAGGCTTTTTTCCGGTTAACCTTCTATATAGTGATGTTCTTCCTATTCCTATCCCATTTGCTAAACTTTCTTGTGTCATGTTGTTTTCAATGATTTTACTCTTTAGTTTCGTTGCATCTATTTGCATCTTTATACCCCCTTTTTTTGTTATGTATTGTCGCGAATTTGGAACTACGTTGAGTATATATTGGTTTCTATCATCTGTCAATAGCATTTTTGAAATAAATTTGTTGCATTTTTGAAACACGTGTGGTACAATTTAAATATAATTGTAATGAAGGAGAGTGCGTCATGCATTTAGGAGAGTTTATTAAAATTAGAAAAAAAGAATTGAATGTAAGTACCGATGATATAGCTGCGAAACTGGGAGTTCATAGAAGCAATGTATTTCGTTGGGAACGATGCGAAACTGATAAAATTGACGTCAAAATCGTTCATCCATTATCTGAGATATTGCATTGCGATCCTTTAGATATATTTCTACTTGTAAATCCAGACTATGTGCCAAAAAATGATACTGTTATGGAATTTAAAACCACTACCCATGAACGCAGGGTCATCACAAGCTATCGCACCAAGCCAGATATGCAACCAGCGGTGGACAAACTGCTTGACATATCTAACCTTTAAAACACGGCTTCTTTTCTATTTCATATCCCCCCAATTCAATCCTCGCAAACAAACAAATCCCAACAAGGAACTCTTAGTGCCTTGGACAGCTTGCACATTATTGGTCCAGTAGGTGCTTTGTTTCCAGCCTCTATATTATGAATGTGTGATACCGCAACGCCGCTCATGCGCGATAATTCGGACAAAGATAAGTCTTTCTCTATTCTGTAGCGTTCAAGAAATATTTTCATACCGCACCTCCTGATTGGTAGTTTTACATAAATTGTTGTTTTTCATACACATAAGCTATTGATATGGCATGATTAATTTTGATAAAATATGTTTTGTGTATTTTACCACGATATTCCTTCTCTATGGAGAAAGATTTTCATTAAACTATCAAATACTTTGACATGCGCCCAAACTCCACATAACATGGAATTGACGCAATTGTATTCCATGTTATTGAGGATGTCAAGCATAAATTCCAACTTGCATGGAAAAACATCTTTACAAAATTGAAGTTTCATGGTATTGTCTTTGCGGAGGTGATAAACATGGTTTCTTTTGGAGACCGGTTAAAGCTTGCGCGAAAACAAAAAAAACTTACTCAAGCACAGTTAGGGAAATTGCTGAGAGTTGTAGACTCAACTATATCCAACTGGGAGAAGGGGATAACGGAACCGTCGCTTGCCACCATCTCTAAAATCGCCAATGTTTTAGGGGTGAGGATAAACCAGTTGGTTGAAAACAGTGAGGAGTCTCAAAATACACATCAATATAACGCACTCTCTATTACAACTAAAAAAATGCCCCTCCTGGGCGAAATAGCTGCCGGGACACCAATTTTTGCAGATGAAAACTTTGGAGCATATGTAGAAGCTGGAAACGATATACGATGTGATTTTTGCCTGAAAGTCAAAGGTGACAGTATGATTAACGCCAGAATTTTTGATGGAGATATTGTTTTTATTCGTCAACAATCGGATGTTGACGATGGGCAAATTGCGGTGGTGATAGTTGATGACGAAGCCACACTCAAAAGAGTGTATAGGTACTATAATCAAGATGGGTGCTATAGGTTGGAACTCAGAGCCGAAAATCCCCTATTCCCACCGCTTAATTATGAGCGTGAAGAATTAAATCACATTCGTATTATCGGATTGGCAGTGGCATTTCAAAGTGATATAAGATAAACAATAAAAAAGATACTAGATTCGCCTAGTGGTTTCTAGTATCTTTTTTATTATAAGTTTTAAACTACAGCTAGATTATTCATCGCACTCTTCTGTTTCCTGCGAAGCATCTGCCAGTCCAACAAAACCATCTCGTAGTTGTTCTAATCTTTCAGTCATTTCATTTGAAAAAGCACTATTAACTGGGGCAATGAATCCAAAATATCTTGAAGCAGGAGGAAAATTGACTTCTAGCATCCACAATTGTGCATCATTATTTTCTGTCAGCCAAAAAGTTCTCCTATTCGTAATAGCAACCTTTCTTCCAAGCAAATGAACTTCTGACGAATTATCCTCTATGTTTGTCGAACTACCAAAGTGGTCGTTAAACTTATTAATTAGTGTCAGATAATATTCATACACACTGTTAATATTTTCCGCTAGATTTAATCTATTTGAATCAAAAAAGACACCATAAAGTCCGTCGCTATCAAATCTATATCTTATTACAAGTGATTTGCCATCAACATAAATTATATAATCAAGAAACGATGCTCCACCCATAGATATAGTGTACTCCACCGGCAATGATTCCTCTGATTGCTTTACTTCATCAACCGACATCCCCCATAAAACATTTCTGAAATCAAAAACTTGTAGGGACTCCTCCGGCGTTGTAGACGAGACAAGAGCTGTGTCTGTTGTGGTACAGGATGTAAAAATAATAAAAAGCGAAAACAATAATGAAAGTTTGCCGAATCCTATTAACAATCTCATTGTGATGCCCCCTCTCCGAAATATTATAACCATTGGAGAGCTGGTGTGCAAATTAAAGTTTTTCTTTCTAATCCGACAGTCCCATATGCCGGATATACGCGCTTAGGCTCATTCCTGCTGCTACAGCATTTTCTTCAATAATATTCCATTCTCCCGGCGTAGCCTTCATACTGCGCTGCTTCCGCTCTTCCTTGCCGGGTTCGCGAGGTTTTTTAGTTGGAGGGGCTTGAGACTCTTCTTGTGGCGCAGTAGATAATTCTTCTGCGCCTCCCTCACTCCAAAACACTTCCTTGTACAACTCATACTCTCTTAGGAACGTGCCAAATTCCGCATTGTTCCCATATATTTCGCTGACAGCAAGATAGTCATCCCGAACCAGACTTCCTTTTATCTCCTCAATCTGATAAAGAGAATAAAATAATCCCGAACGCCAAATTGTCATGGGTGTAAATTGCCTCTTGTTCGGATTGCCTTCATTGAAGTTGTCATTCATCATTTTAAAGACCCGGTAAATATACTGATTACTTATCGGTTCTCCAACTCTATTTTTAGACTTGAATGGCTTAATTAAATACGGCGAATCTTCCTCACGAGCCTTTGTCTCTTTCCAATAGCCTTCGTCTGCCAACAGATTGAACAGAGGTTCAATCATGCCATATTCCCGCCGGATAGTTGTGATAGTTTTTGCAAGCCTATCAGCCATGTCATCTATGAGCAACGATATTTCATTAAAATCATCACCCATGATTCCCATAAATAATAGATATGGGACGTATTTGTCATATGGCGTTGATAGCCCTGTATCTACTACATGAACTAATTCATTCAAGTCCTTTACGTAGCGGATGGGAAATGCAGCTTTGGCAAAATCATCATCAGCGGGAACAAGCCCCCAATAGTTTTTTGAGGCGATACTGTTTTCTATTGCCCAACTTACATATCTATTGAACTGACTTTTTAGAGATATAACCTGTCCAACTGATTTGGGGTTAAGTCCAACAAGCAGAGACAGACACTCACTCACATTGAAATCATAGACGTCTTTTCCGAAGTTCAATTCAAACGCAGCAGATCTTTTGAATATAGACGAATACATTTTTTGCGTGTCATTGTTCTGTATATTATCTATAAAATTGGTTTTTATTTTTTCATTATACACAGCAATCCCCTACCCTAAAATCTCTAGCATGCTTTCAAACCTGGTCTGAACATTAGCCTTCTTTGCGACTCCCTGTTGACATGCAATGCTATATTCATGGGCTTTATCATTACCAATTTCCAGAAAGAAGTTGTCAAGTTTCTCTGCAAACGTTTCTGTTCCAGTGCCGACCTCTTTTGCTTTCTGTGCAACGAATAGCATAATGGGAAGATGAATGACTTTGAGGTATGCTCTCTTTTCGGATATCGCTTCGCTTATATAATCCAACAGTTCTTCGATTTCCCCATAAGGAATTTCAAGCTCACCGGCGCGAATGTCATCACAGAAACTAATCAGTTCGTTACCAGAAAAGCCCATGCTCCTGCCAGATTTTAAAATTAAATATTGTATAAGGATTTTCAAATCATCTCGCTTGCGTCTTGCTGGAGCAGTCAATCGCACACGTTCGGACAAGAAGGGGTGAGTGCAAAGTTTGTTAAACTGCTCCATAATCTTCTCACCCAGGACAACCGGGAGCAAGTCAACCTTAGTCAAGGCTTTGGATTGGTTACCCATATAGAAAACGAAGTCGCGCTCATTTTTATCCATTGGGTCTATGATGCTAAATGATAGCTGCGAATTATTGAGTTTGTTCTGCAAATCCTCTGGCAACTCAGAAAATTTTTTACCGGTAATATCAATCCCGTCTACCTTCTTATATCTTATTTTTGGAGATATAGCAAAACCATCAGTAATGTAGGAACACAAAGTTAGCGTTCTCTGCTTCCCGTCAATTACATTAAAGATACCCCTGCCGGCCTTCTCGAAACAGAGATTGGCTATCGGCGCATTGTTCAACATGGCCACGATTAAATTACTCTTGTAAACATGATCCCATACCTCTTTGCGCTGGATGGATATGTCTGTGTTAATTTTCCCAGCCTTCCGTAAACCCACGAGCCAGCTAGCCGGATAAGTTTTCAGATTTGTTTCAATTGCCATAAGTAGCACTCCCATTCTCAGAATTTATTATGTTGATATTATATTTATCACATAATAGGAGTGTTGTCAACAATAACAAATTATAAACATACTATCAAACAAATTGCATTTTATTCATTGCCTTCCGCTTGGCGTTTAAGTTTTCTCGCGATGGTTTTATCCGAAGATATTTCTGCGTCATTTCCAGTGAAGCGTGACCTAATTGTTGTGATATATCATAAATGGACACTCCGCATTCATACAAATGAGTGGCACACGTTCTTCTCATGTCATGTGTAGATGTGTTTATTCCACACTTGTTGGCTATTTTAGCGTACATATCCTGTCCCGCTCGTTCACTCATCTTCTTGCTTCTACCTGTTGGAAACAGATAGTTATCAGGTGATAATTTATTTTTGTGAACGTACTCTTGCAGGTCTTTCATCAGAGCGTCTTCGCATACATAAAAAGACACCTCTCTTCCTGTTTTTTTGGCGATATAGGTTAATCTCCACTCCATAATTTCATCTTCATCATCATATGAAAAATCCCTGACTTGGAGTTTAACTAAATCTGATATTCTCAACCCACATGCAAATCCAATGCGTAACATGAGAGCGTTTCTCTCACCGTCTGTACTTACAAGTCCATTGCTTGAATTGGTTTTATCAAATAATGCGACCTCAATCATGTCTGCTCTTTCTTTTTTGCTCAATTTTCTTCCAGTCTCTTCGTGTATGCTTTCAGATTGCCTTACCCCTCTGATTTTATTAGCTTTAGCACTTTTCAGCCCTCTGCAAAAATTTTTTGTTGAATAATCCCTATCAAGATATTCATGCTCATGTAAAAACTTAAAAAAACTTCGCAGTGCTGCGAGATAAGAATTGATAGACGAGCCACCAACTCCCCTTTCGCGTATATGTTGTCTATAAAGAATAATATTTGAAGGAGATATGTCTGCTACGGTTTGCAAATTACTGAATTTAATATATTTAGTTATTGTATTCAGATACATTTTTAACGTATTTGATGTTGCACCTTCTTCAGTCATGGTTGATTTGTAAAGTTTGATGCTGTTTTGAATGTCTAACGCTCCCATCACAATTCCTCCCACATATTATAACACGTCTAACCTTGCTAATATCATCAGAATTTTTAACGTTTCATCAGTAAGCGAAAATTCAAATTCTCCTTGATAACCAATTACGCCCGATGCTACTAATCTTTTTACAATTGGCTGTGCCAAATCTGGAATTTCATCAATTGTTGTGTAGTTCATTAACAAATCCTTTTTCATTTTTACCCCTCCTGTTTTTATTCCCACAACGGTGCTTCATCGCTTTCCCCTGTAAGATAAGCAAGCACATCTGTTCGCCCTCCGTATTGACAATGAATTTTCTTGAACCCAAGATATTTTGCCGCTCTATATCTGTGATTTCCATCATCAATTATGGGTATAGGAAGTATGCGGCTGATTCCAGGATAACGTCCAGGGTAACACTCATTATCAATCCAAATATCCCTAATTTCTTCGGGATGATTGATAAAATATATGATTCTTCCGATGTGCCAATCGTCGCTTCTGTTGATTTCTGCGCGTCCGCATCCAAACTGATCCGTCTCTTCGGGCATTCCACTGACAATAGCAGATTTTATCATATCGTTTGTAATAGGAGTGCCATTCCATTTCGCTTCATCATCTATCATGAGTTCTAATAACCTATCCATTAAAATTATATAACCCTCACTCTGCTCCTTGGTCATTTAGAACTCACCTCTTATATAAAATCTGTGGAACAATCTTTGTTGATTGAACCGACCTTTCTCCCGCATATTTCATCTCTGCATTAAAATATCCACAAGCACAGGGTACACCAATGTAGCCAACAATTCCCCCTTCATACACGTTAGCAATTCCTCTTTCGCAATTCGGACATTCAATCATATACAACACTTCCATTATGACACCCCCTTATTAATATTTATTGTTTATATATCAACGACATTGACTATATCAATGATTGCACCAGTAGTTTCGCCAAAACACAAAACGGTTTCTCCACTAATTTGATAAAAATAACCAACTACAGTATCAACATCTTTATGTGCAATGGCACTTGAAAATAGGTCATGCGCTATTGCTCCTTCGACATGCTTATATAATTCGGAAAAAGCACTTCTCCAGTCATCTTTAAAGATACCTCTAAATTTTATTGGAGTGATACTGTTCCCACAATTTCTTGATATGATAAACAAATACTCCTTAGTTGTTGCCACGTTCACAACCCTCCTATCTCCAACCTACACTGCCTGCGCCTCTAAATTTAAAATTTTTTCAATAAACGAATCGTGATATTGAAATTCATTTTCTGAAAATAGCAACAAATGCAAGTCGCAACCACAATCACATATACATCTGTAAAGGCATTCAAACTTATAAATTCCTTTCGCTCCTATCACCTCAAACGCTCGTCCCTGTTGGATGTTGTGTTTGATTAGATATTGTCTTATTTTATCACTCATATACACCACCCATTCTCCTTGTATTTGAAATATTTTTACTCACATTAAATCCATCTTTAATATGACTATTCAGTCATTTTAAACTTTTAATATTCCGAAGGCAACATCATAACATTATGCCCTTCGCCTTTGACAACCCAAAAATTAATCTCGTCTAGCGGAAAATCCGTGTACTCAATTTCTTGACTAATAACAACATTTTTATCGTCGTCGAGTGCTTCAAGAACACCGTTCTCGTCTGCGACGGTCAACTTCCATGCTTGAAAATTTGGGTCTAATCTTTCATCACCATGATAACTGATAATCGCATCTATCAACCAAGAACATTCTGCGGCTTCAGCCAATGCAAAAACTCCGCTTGTGATTATTGGCGCGCTTGGTTTTGGTGAAACTTTATGATAATTGTCTGCACCGGTTGCATGTGCGATAATATTTTTGATTTCTTCGATTGATTTCATTTTTTTGCTTCCCTCCAACAGTAATGAAGTTTTGATTTGCCTGCCACCTAAAGTATCGTACTTACATGTTCTGGAGAAATAAATTTCATACCATAACCAAAATCATTTAAATCGAAATAGAACATCATCTCCCCCATGAACGCCCCCCAATATCCTGTCAACACCTCACCAATTCTATCCGACAACCAAGAAAACCTATGCGTTGCATCAATAAGTTTGACTTCTACACATACTCTCATTTCACAACACTCCAATCTAATCGTTGCCCACAGTTATGACAATATTTTTGCTCTAAACAGTTTTCCCCTCACCATCATTAAACAACCTCTCAATATTCGTCTGCTGATTTACTATTGCAACGCTTCACTAACTAGACGCAGGATCTCATCCTTGTTGATATTCGGATAACATCGGAGGTTTGTGAGTGTACGTTTTACCTCGCCAACAATCCATTCATTTGATGTAGCAAAAGAGTAATAGTGAAGATACTGTCCAGCTAACTCTCTTTCGGTTAATGTGCCATCGGCAACTGCGTTCCGGGTTTTGTCAGCAATACACATTTCGTCAACTAAAGTTTGTCTTAATGTCTTCATTTTTAATTTCCTCCCATTTTCGCTCCTGCCAACGCTCTATTTCGTCATCTACGCTCCTAATGGCTTAACCCTCTCATACCCTTCAACATTTCCACCGCTAGGATCGCCCATGCCTTGTGATACAGGGCGACAAAACAATGTTCCCTGACAAAATCCTGTTTTTAGATACATATCATCATATATTATGGGCGATCCTCCACCTATTGGCGCAAGTTGCCACATCTGCTCATGCGTCAATCTAATTCCATATCGTTTTAAAATTTCCTTACGTGCGCTTATTGTAAGCCGATACTCTTCTGTCATGGTTTCAACTACTTGTTTTTTTTCGTTTTCCAATGCTTCAAGCAAACCTTTGTCATACTGTGTGCTGCCTGTCTTTGCTTCGGATACAATGCCCTCCACATCGTCATCGGAAACATATAGCCCCTGCAACCTCTCAATTCTGCCGCCTATAGGCTTGAACAGCATGTCACCTTTGCCCAATAATGCCTCTGCCCCCGCCGCACCCAGTATTACATTAGAATTTACCTTTGCTGGCATAGAAAACGCCACCCTTGACGGTAAATTTGCCTTTATAACGCCTGTGATTATATCTGCCTTTGGGTATTGTGTCGCTACAATAAGGTGCATTCCTGCTGCCCTACCCTTTTGGGCGATTCGCGCAACCAAAGATTCTAGCCCGTTGTCGTCTGCATCAAGTTTATTTCGGCCTTTGTTGGCGGTCATCATTAAATCTGCAAATTCGTCAATGATGATAATTATTTTGCTCATAGGGTCGCCGGATGTTGCGTTGTATTCTTCGATATTCCTACCATGATTTTTGATTAGATTATAACGCCTATCCATTTCTTCTGCCGCCCAATTCAAGGACGCTATAGCCTTGTGCGTTTCGGTTACGACAGGACATAATAAATGCGGGATTCCCTCATATGGCGTTAATTCTGTCACTTTTGGGTCAATCATAAGAAATTGGACTTCTTTATAACTTGATTTTTTCAGTATGGTTGTGATAATTGCATTTATAAATACACTCTTACCGCTGCCGGTTGTGCCGCCTACAAGCAAATGAGGCATTTCGGTTATATCTGCAATGGTCGATTTTTTTCGAATATCCTCACCCACGATAAAAGAAGTATTTGATCTGATTTTCTTCTCGTTGTCCTCCGGGGTTGGGTCGTTGGGGATTTCTATGCCTATAGTGTACTCTTTTCCGGCTACTGCATTTACCCGCACTGCGTCGGGCTTGCCTATTGCAAAACCAACTTGCTCTGCTAGGTTGCTGCGTTTTGCTTTAGTGAGGACAAATGACTCGTTTAACTTTATTTCATACACAGAGAATCTTTTACCCTGTATGGTTTCTGTGATTTCTGCATTGGTTGCGGTCTTTGTGTTGATTTTTAGTGCAGTGAGTGTGTTTGAAATTGTTGTCGTATAGTCAGTCATTTTTGCATCCTCCACTTTCTGCCCCGCATCCATGCGTTCCCATATCTCACACGTCTACGGCTTTTTTGTCCTTTTATGGCGCGTCATGCGTTTTCACCGTAATTGCTCATAAAGTCTTTTGCTTGACGCATCCACATATCGCAGTCATCCACGTCAAAGTCTAGTTCAATTACGTTGATATTGTTTTCCTTGGCAAATTCGTCGAAGGTTGCAACTGTGGTTATGAAATCGTCCCACCATTCGAAATCTTCGACGGTTTCGACTTGCAAATTGCCTGTTTCGTAGCCATCATTATCAACTTCGTCCGTAAAATGTCCATCAATAAAGCCGCCGTTGTTGCCGATAATGTCGCCATCATAATTAAGCATTTCGCGGTACTCGCCTGTTTCATTGATTCTGATTGTTTTTGTCATTTTAATCGCTCCTTGGTCTTATGGTTGCCGTCTTAATCCAAAATAAGTTCCTTTATTTTGGTATAACTTCTGTAATCTTGCCACCGCATTTTGCTATGCATGTAAAGTTCCGTTTGGTTGCATTTGTGCGTGAGAATGTTTTGCTACATTCTTGGCAAATAAATTTCGGCTCAATAGGCTTCGGCTTCCTTGGCCTTGGGGTATATCCAACTGCTTTTGACTCTTCTACATATGAATCGCCCATTGCTCTGAACCTTAAATATTTGCTTACGGACATACCCATTTCGCGTGCTTTTTTCTTTATAATCTCATATTCCCAATCTGACGCTTTATATGTTCGGGGAACGCGAAGATACTCTAGGGGTTTAGATTTTCTTCCTGGCAATTTCAATCACTCCTTACACTCAACAGCCTATGATAAAAAGCCTGTTTTGTCAATAAATTTTCTATGCTTACTGTGCCTTACTTGCTTAAAACCTCATCAATGTCTTTGTCATGGTCGATATCCTCTAACGCTTCTAATGCTCTGTATATGTGGTAGCCTGCGCCCTGGTCTTTACCAAACAAACGCTCCAAATTATCCCGTATTGAAGATGGAATTCCTCCCCATAAATCATATGCTTCTTCTAAATGCTCTTGCACTGCTCCAAGGTAAAATGATAAACTACTTTTATCCATAAACTTTACTCCCTTCTATATTAAATCTTCGTTTAATTAAACAAGTTGCTTCTGATTTCTGACAAAATAGAATCAAATATTTTTTGTGCGCATTGTTTTCCTTCTTCTACATTTTGGCATGGATATATACTACTTTTATCATTATTGCAGTCTACAACATATAGTCCATTTACGCCAAACTTAATCATAAATATTATTTCCTTGTTGTAATACAAGGGAACTTTAGCTATATATGTTGTTTCATTTTTTATTCTCTCCTTTATAATAAATTGCAGTTTTATGCTTGAAAATCATGTTCATGTCGCAAATATCCGCTGAGACAGCTAGAGTAGGCGTCTGCTGATATTTCTACACAATCTATAGTTTCAATGATATATTTTAGCAGTGTTTCAATAATGTTTGGTAGTTCAAATAAGATATCAACCACTTGTTGCTGCTTCCCCTTTGGTACATAAGGTATAAAATCCTCCTGAAACCATTCTTGAAAGAAATGATTCCACTCTGTCGCTAATGTTATGTCATATGCGTTGGCGAATACCGCTTCTGCGCCCTTTGCTATTTCCTGCTCCTTAAAGGCTAGAAAATCGCTATAAACTCTGTCTTGTATAGTCATGATTATATTGCCTCCTTCTTGTATTTACTCAACAACTTGCTATATTTTTACAATAACTCAAGCGTTGGCGTTACATTTAGCAGTTCGCATAATCTCTCATAGCTTTTTAGCTCTGCTATGCTCATGTTAATCTACCTCGCATGGAATTTCAGAAACAAGGGTGTGCCAATCTCGTACTAACTCCTTGGCGGCCATTGTGCCACATTGTAAACAATGATCAAGAGCGCTCTCTACACCATGATATCTCAACATTGTCTCTTGAATTTCTTCAGGTAGTTCATGGTATAAATCTTCGGCTTGGTTTAGCAAAGTTTCAATCTGGCTGAGTTGGTTAAATGCTTGTAAAAATTTTGATTTTTTCATTTTGGATATTCCCCCTTCAATTATAAATTTATTTCAAACACTCGCCAATAGCATTGGACGCCAATGTCTGTTACAAATGCGTCGAAGTCTGTTATTTCAGAATCACAACTAACAATCATGTCACTATAGTCAATCATGTCATTATAGTCTGCGTTCATTGCAGCAATAGCCTCTGCCCTGTTATCAAAGAATTGAGGTGCGTCAAATTCACCGTTGTAGCAACAAACCAACAAGAATTTTTTCATGATAGTGCCTCCTATTTTTATTTTGTCGCTATTGGTACCCTGCGACTATGTATGGCGGGTTTTAAGGATAACCCCTTGCCGTTCTAATCCGTTGCGGCAATTTTTCTCGCCTATCCGCAACTTGGCGCATCGTTGGGCAACCCGCCTCACTTCTATTCTAAATCTGTTGTGTGCACTCCTGTGCCTTCGTACTTTGTTTTTGCAAGATTCTCAAAATCAAATCCGAAGTCCGTTTCGTTTCCAACGAAGTTCACAACATGATTATATGCATCAATATAGTTTTCAAATGTTCTCACGTCATCAATCAGTCCGCCAAACATTAAAATTGCAACATATACAGTCATATACAAGTCTCCTTTGCTTAATTATTTTTATGATACTTTCTTATATTTCGCCGTCTTGGTATATCCATCACACTCATACATTGCTATTTCATCTGGCGCATATCCAAACGCTTCCGCGATTTCCTTGCGACGCCCTTCATCGTGCCAGTATTAAAGTATTCTGTTTCAAGATTTTTGATAAACTTGTCGCTGTAGTCATCCGCAGGATAGAAAACGTCCTGCCAATCTCCTTGGCTGCATCCATGAATGGTTGTATATGTGTATTTTTTGCCCGTTACAAGTAATAATGCTTGGCATATGCCGTCGTTTGTTTCATATTGTGGTTTTTCATAGCAAGAGTAGCCACCTTTTCTCCATGCCTCATAATCGAATTGCAACAAATCTTTCCATTGTTTAACTTCTCTTGGACTGTACTTTTCTTTGTGTTTTGGCGGCATAAGTTCCTGCAATGCCCCTGACACGGTTGCAATATCGTGCCATTTTTCGCCACTTAATATGTCGTTGACTGCTCCGGCCAATTCCTCCAGCCTGTCGCCTACAATTTCCTCAAAAATATCTGACTTTCTGCCGTTGTAATTTTTGTTGCCTGTGATTGTAATGTCTTGATATGTTTCGCCGTCGTCGAAAAGAAAACATGGTGATTCTTGATGTTCTGGTGCTACTTGTATCGCGTATACTTTATAGTTTGTCATTGTCATTTCCTCCAGCCTAATTTAAATATCTGTCATAATCCCGTAAGCGTGTAATTTCGCTCCTCATATATTCAAGCATTGTCATATTTTACCCCTCCAGAATTAAAATTCTATTTCGTCTACAGTCTCCACGTACTCAACAATCTTAGCTATTGTTTTGTCATCAAGTATTATTTCCTCATTCCACGCATCATCAATCACTGGGCATTGTGCCAAGATAGAATTTACGCCCTCAATTATCATGCAAACATGGAACGCACTTGGTGCTTCAAAGGGGTTGTGTAGGCATTCTCCGTAGTTATCTTTTTGGTATTTGTAAATCTCTACCGCTTCATCCCACCATAAGTTGATATACTCCTTTGCTTCGCGTATGTCGTATGTTGCACTACCGTTAATGTTGATAGCCTCTGTTAGGCTGTGTCCAAGATCGCAAGCGTAAACGGTTGTGCCTCTATAATTTTGTAGTTCGTCGATAATATGTTGTTTGCAATAATCTGCATAGCTCAATCTGGTATCTGTCATAATAAACTACCTCCATTTTTAATTTGCTTGACTTGGATTTCTTATAATTTGGTATTAACAAAGTTCACATTTTGCACCGTTGCTATCACATGGCTGGATTGCGAGTATGTCGTCCTTATTTATCGTATCTGTGCAATTTTCGCATTCATCGTAATCAAAACCGCAATTGTGGCAATAATCCATTCCCAACCAATCCGTTACCGTTTCAGGTTCAAACCATAGTAAATCATTTAGATCTGTTTCGCTCATACCGTCAGGGCAAAAGTCTTCCAGTATTGCCTCCAATTCGTCCTCTTTGTTTGCGTTTTGGATTGCTTCCCAAGTTTTAACGGCACCGCCCCAAGGTTCAAAATTGCCAATGCCTTCTTTGTAAAGTTTCATAATTTTGACCTCCTGAATTTTTTATTATAATTTGATATTGATACGGCCAATTTTAGGCCACTTTCGTTACTGCCAATATATAGTTAAGGTAGATTATTGCACCAAGATTATTATCTAGTGTATTGGTAATTTTTTCGATGTTCTCCAGAACGTTATCAAGATATTGTTTTTCGTCGCATTCATCACAAGTATAACAGGGTACATTGTCAATGATTATTTTGCACCCTTCCAGAATGATAACGTCTGTGGTGCTTGCCTCTTTTGTAATGCCTCCGCATGATCCGCATTCTAATGTCACCATACTTTCGGCCTCCTTGTTTTGTTGTCATCTTCGAAATAATCACAACTTGGTCTGTAACATGTTACTAAAAATATGCGCTTACCGTTTGTTGATATGACAATGTGCAAGTCATTGTGAGATATTAGGCAAGCCGGACGGGGTTTACGAGTTGGATAGTTTTCTATGATTGCCCCAAGGTTTATGGCGTTTCGCACTTCTGCGACACAAACGCCTCTTTCTCTCATACGTCTCTTGGCGTGTTCCGTGATAATTATACCACGTTGCATCATCTTCCGTATAGTGTCGATACACATTGCGCCACATCCTTATTATATCTTGATATTGCTTGAGATTTTAACAACCAACTAATTTTTAGAAGGTTGAACAATGCAGATACTTTTTTATGTGGTTGGCTCCCACTTGTTTAGCTCTTCCCGTTCTGTTTTGGTTGCTTGTGTATCTCACTTGTTTCTGTAGTTATTATATCAAACGATTTCATTTTTGTCAATACTTTTTTGAAAAGTTTTTTAAATTATTTTTTCTTGATTTCGTTTATTTTGTTGACTTTCGCTATTGTTGACTATGGATGGAGTATATCACGATACAGCATTAATGTCAATACTTTTTTTATTATATTTTGATATAGTAAATTCCCAAATATTTTGATATTAATCTTGTAGTAGTTTGGTAGTATGGAGTAGTGGGATAGTATGTTAAGTATGTGGGTTGGACTTGTTTTATCGTTGGCTAAGGCCAGTAGCCTACTATAAGCAAACCTAGTTGTTATAGGTGTATGGGGTTATGTGGACTGGATATTTTATGGATTATTTATTTGTTTGTTTTTATGGATTGATGCCACGGAGAGACAACGACAAAAATACACAACTAAAAACCTCCCAGCTTGCACGTTATGCCAATTTAAGCCGCATATAAGCATGGCGAGTATCAAAAGACTATTGCCGATATAAGGTTGATGTATAAGTAAAATAGAGGCCATACAGCGGAGCTATATTGTTATGACATTTCCATACCGCATTATGACAATAAAATTAAAAATAAACATGTAAGACAATTTAAAATTAAGATTATATAAAACGTATAAACCAATTTATACGCGCTATGATTGCTGGTATACATGGCACGATAGCAGACTTTTGGCACGTTGGCACGATAGCCAGTACCAGGGGTAGTTTACATCACAAACGCCATTGACACAGCCAGAAATCGCTACAGCAGACCATTTCTCCCACCTATACCTAAAATTTCAATCCAAAAATTTCAATCCAAAACCACCCTCAACTCCAACAATATAGCCATTTTAAGCCACTCAGTCTCAAAAATTCAATTTATCGTAGATTCATCGTAAGAATCCCCTAATATAGCCATTCCCTACTCCTCAAATTTCCATCAAATTATTACACAACGCCCTCCTAACCCTTGAAATTACTGCATTCTTACGATAAACGCCTAAATTAACGCTCCAAATATCAACTTTCCCATAAAATCGCGCTTTACGATGGTGTGCTACGTCGCAATATCCAACTCTCGCAACCCACATAAACACTGGGGAAAACATTTCAAGGCACGACGCACAAAGCCTCTTCTCACAACGTCGAACTCCTGAATCCACCGCCCCAACCCCGGCAACGTCGCTCAAGAATGACCCAACACAAGCGAACCATGGACGAAATGTCCCCAGCTTTCCCTAACTTTTGGATATGGAAAATATAATTCCAGCTACCCATGTAAAAATCCGTTATGTGTGCATAATATTAGTGAGAATAATTTTCCCCCCACCCATATAAAACAGCCAAATCTGGCTATAGTATTAAAGAGGGGCAATTCAATATCAAAATATAATTTACCTCACCCATACAAAACGGCTAAATATGGCTATAATATTAGTGGGACGGCAAATCCGCTTGGTACAGTGCCAACGCCGCCAGCACGAAAAGGGCGTCGTGCCGTCGGCGTTGGCGAAAAAGGCACTCGCCCCCGCGATAAAATTAAAAAATCCAACAACCTTGTACGGCACCCCAAAATAATTTTAGCAGTTTTTAATACCTTTTCTTTTAGAGGCGATGCCAATGCGCCTTGATATTACTGGATTATTTTTTCATTTTAGCAGTTTTGGGGTAAATCCCGATGCCAACAAACGTGATTATTGCGTTCAATTTAGCAGTTTTGAGTCTCAAATTTCTGCTAAAATTATTTATACCTGCCAAAACGGCTTGTAGCAAGGGTTTGCCTGAACCCCCGCGCCAAAACGTGCTAAAATTTTTAGGAGGGATTTAAGCTGATTGTAAAGCTAGTTGATGCAATGATGGGTAAGGGTAAGACAAGTGCCATGATTAACCACATAAACAAATCTGACAGTGGTACGAGGTTCTTGTATATAACCCCTTACTTGAAGGAAGTGGAGAGAGTGATACAAGCGTGTCCATCTAAGAAGTTCAAACAACCACTTGTTTTCGGGACAAAGAAGCGAGGTATAAAGCATTTGTTTGAAAAGGGGGAGAATATTGCGACCACTCATGCCATGTTTGGACACTTCGACCAAGAAATCATAGACATGGCTTATACCCAAAACTACACACTTGTAATGGACGAAGTGGCGGATGTGGTAGAACCATTGCCCATAAGCAAACATGACCTAGAGACAATACTTGAAAAGTACACAGAATTAACCGAAAGTTCTTTGTTGAAGTGGACGGCAACAGAATATGACGGAGCCTTTGATGATTACAAGAGGCTGTGTGATTTGGGATGCATAGGAATATACAATAGTAAGGCTATACTGTGGTTGTTTCCAGTATCAGTATTCAGGGGGTTCAAAGAGATATACCTACTCACATATCTCTTCAGCGGACAAATACAAAGATGCTACTTTGATTATTACGGTGTGAAGTACAAGAATCTTTATATAAAAGGCACAAGTGTTGACACGTACACCTTGTCAGAAGAACAGATTGAATACACTTATCCCAAGCTGGATTCCCTCATTCACATCGTAGACAATGAAAAACTTAATCGTATTGGGGACATTGACGAATCACTGTCTGCGTCATGGTATAAGAGAAATAAAGAAAATATACTGATGGACACATTGAAGTCGAACACATCAAATTTCTTTAAGAATTATGCTAAGACAAGAGCAAATTTGAATATATGGACTACATACAAAGAGTATGAGAGTATTTTAAAGGGCGGAGGTTATGCTAAGGGATTCTTATCGCTAAATATAAGGGCAAGCAATGATTATAAGGATAAAATAGCCGTAGCTTATTTAGTCAATAGGTATCTAAACCCATATGTCAAAAACTTCTTTGTGGCGAATAATATCGAAGTTGACGAAGGGACTTATGCTTTGAGTGAGATGATTCAGTTCATATGGAGATCGGCAATTCGAGAGGGCAAAGAAATTCATCTTTATTGTCCGAGCAGCAGGATGAGAGGATTGTTACAGACTTGGATAAAAGAAGTGTGTGATAAACAACAATAATATCAAAATATAAGGAGATTTAAGAAGTGAATAAAATGACACACAAAGAAAGATTGTATCGCGAATACGATTTAGAACTAATGGAATATGAAAATCAAGTAAACACGCTAATTAACCGAGCAAGAAAAATTTTTGCGAACAATGATTATGATATTGACTTTGAAATCGGTATGGCCGGCACGAACATTTATGACATGCAGAAGCAAAAACACGACGCATCAGAGGGGATGAAGTGGGTTAGCGTAGGAGATATCTGGGGGTGATTATTTGAAGGGAGTTCAAATTCTTAGTATTGATGGGAAAGATTTGTATGCCACCGAGAAGATGGGATGCGAATATTCCGCCAAATATGCGGATGGTAGACCAAACTTCAAGAAATATATAAACTCACTGGATTATTCATTGGATCAAATTAAAATGCGCGAAATTTATCGAAGAGTTTATCAGCGAAACGATTTTGGTTTCTACAACAAAGATATCAAACCAGGTCGGAGCCGTAGAGAGTACACAAATCAGGTTGTTAATCTAACTTTCCAATACAGCTACAAAGAGTATAACAAGGCAAATCGGAATATTTACGTGCGGGATGGATATTCAATTCGAGGTTTGGAACTAGAAGATTCCGTTTGTATTGTAGACGGAATACTAATTGCCATTGAGGTTGATAAATCAGTAGCACACAACAGACTTGGTGAAGTGGAACAGAGATATTTCAAATACGATGAAGAAACCGGCGCTTATAGGAAAGATCGCAATATTAAAATCATTGCAAATGTACGGCAAATCCGTGAGTATCTTTATAAAAATGGATTCACTCTTGATGGAATCAGATATGTGCGGTATAAGCGCAGTAGTGGTTCGGCTCGTGTTGGAAAGTGTTTGTTTATTAATGAGACGTTATTCAGCCGTATGCACAGATGGGATATGTGCGGATTGCGCATAAAAGATGGGCAAAATATTGACCTGGCCGCGTTTGAAGCCGCCGTATCATTATCACTAAGCAGTATCATTGATACGGTAGAGATTCTGCCGGAGAACATATTATTGATAGATGATTACGATAGTGTCTTTGAGGATGATGTGATAGGAGTGTCACTTGAAGGTAGCGGCCTCGTGTCTCGTCCGCAGAAAGGGAAGATTTCAAACAGTATATGGGATGGACAGTCGTTGCTGGACAAAAGTGTATTTGGTGAAAAGTATGCAGACAAGGCTTTTTTACTTCTCAGACAAAGGTTTTTTAAGTCGGCCTGCTTTTCCACCAATCTGCAAGAATGGTTTGCTGATAATAATATCACTGACATATCGCAGCTAAACGGTGTGACTATGGCAACCGATATATCTCAGATAAAAATGATAACTACCCCAAACAGCGTCAAATATTTAAAGTTTGGCACAAAGGAGCGCTGGTTGCGAAATATCGACAGAAATTTTGGCGTGGTGAAATACGACAAACCAACGCACTACTTTGATGGACGCATGGTGCAGACACACTACCAATTGCTAAATACTCTGCAACTAAGCTATGAAGATGTGGAGGCGTTTTTACGGCCATCGCTAGATTATATAACTAAAATCCGAATTGACCCAGCGGTATTACGTTACCATATACGATACCCCCATTGTAACCCAAGCGATTTAGAATATCGTTCCAAGAGTGATGTTGTATTTGGGTTGATGGGACTGAATGAAGATTTTGTCCGCACAAAGTATTACCAAGATTTCAAGAAAGATTTAATTAAATCGCTGGTCAAGAATTTGCGTAAAGGGCATGTGCTTGTAAAGGGCACATATGCCACTATGTTTGGAAATGGCTTAGAAATGCTCAAGTCGGCCATTGGGACGTTTGATGGTGAGACGGAGATTGGTGTAGGTAATATTTACTGCAAAATGTTTGCAGACGGTGAAGAAATTTTAGGTGCGCGAAGTCCGCATATAAATTCAGGTAATGTGTATTTGGCTACGAATAGACATCTGCCAGAGTTTGATAAATATTTTAATTTGACGAATGAAATAATGTGTGTAAACACGATAAGTGAGAATCTTTCGCAACGAACTAACGGGAGCGATTTCGATTCGGACACCCAATTAGTGACGAATAATAAATTATTAATTGAACGTGCCAAACAGAACTACGATAAGTTCTTAGTCCCCACATCTTTCGTAGAAGCAGATAAAATTCAGCGCAAATACACAACGGAACATCAGGCCGACCTCGATGTAAGAACTAGCGTAAACAAAATTGGTGAAGTGATTAATCTGTCGCAAGAGTTGAATAGTCTTATGTGGCATAGAATTAATCAAAAGAAAAATCCACAAACTATTGATGACAATATAGAATTATATTATGACATATGTAAATTAGCTGTTTTGTCGGGTATTGAGATTGACAAGGCAAAAAAAGAGTTCCCAGTAGACAGTCCTGTGGAAATTGAACTATTGAAAAACAAATATAAACTCACTGATAGTAAAGGTATGACTGTTAAGCCAAAGTTTTTCAAGATGATTACAACAGACAATGGGTATCCACTTAACCCCAATAATAAATATATGTATAGGGAAACCCCAATGGATTATTTGCAGAAAGTGATTGGAAAATGGTTTTATTCTGGATATAAAATACAACAAACCAAGATAATTCCAATGTATAGCATTATTCAAACAATTGGTGTTAATTCCGTTGGAGGGACGGAATATAAACTCCGAGATGCAATTATATCCGAATTAAGAAGACATTCGGCGGAAATGACTGGGCTCTTCTTGCGCTGGGAATATCCCGAAGATAGAAAGTTTAAGATTTTGGCATTGAGAGCAATGCATGAAGAAATTATGGCAAGCATGAAAATAACTAAAGGTGCTGCGTTTTTGCTACTCAAGACGTTAGATGATGAAGGTTTTAAAGATATTAAGAACGCCATCTTCAAGCTTTTATTTTGTTACAAGAACAAAGCTTTGTTTGAAGTTTTTAATGATAACTATAGCGGCATTGATGAGTTGAGAGAATATAACCAGGGAACTATATCCTTATATAATTTTCAATTCCGCAGAGTCCCAAGATGTCAAAAATCATGAAATCAGTGCCATTTTACCCTAACAAAATTTTTTTTAACCTCTCCAACCCCAGTATTTATGCGGGGTTGGCGAATATCAAAGTTGGTTATATACGGTATATATCAGATTATAGGGAGATATACACACATGAAAGAAACAATTGCAGGATATATAGTTGGTGACAGTCACATGGAGTTCACCACGGCGGAACCCAAATGGATTCGCAAAGTTAAACGCTGGGCGAAAGAGCGTCCGGAGGAGGTGCAGATAACTCATGAGAACAAGGATGGAAGTATCTTGGCAAACTTGCCTGTAAATTACTTCAAAATTTCACCAAAACAACGACGAGACGTGTCGGATGAACAAAGACTTGCGTCGAGTGAAAGAATGCGAATTATGAGGCAAAAACAAACCAAATTAATATAAAACTAAATAAAAATATATTGTCAACATCCGCTGAGCATAGTCCAGCGAAAAATATGGCGGCTGATGCCGCGTCAGTAATGGGAGGAACGCCTATGAGTGAATTTTTAATACCAATGCCCAAGGAAATTTCTAATCTTCAACTCCCCGACCCCACTCTCTTACGCTACTATAAAGATGAGCAACAGAGAGTTATATGGGTGGATTTTGGAATTGATGATGGCTTGCTGGAAACCGTGAAACAGATAATTGAGTATAACAGACAAGACGCTGGAGTTCCAAGGGAGCAAAGAAAGCCAATACGCATGTTTATCAATTCTCCGGGCGGAGAATTGTATGCCACATACAGTTGTGTGGATGCAATGCTTCTAAGTGATACACCCATTTACACATATAATATGGGCATAGCAATTTCGGGAGGATTTTTACTGTTGCTGGCGGGAAGTGAAAGATTTGCTTTAAAGCGTTCTACTGCCATGTACCATTCAGGCGCTGCGGGCTTTGAGGGTACAGCCGCGCAAATTGAAGCTGCAACAAAACATTACCAAGCACAATTAAGGCAAATGAAAGAATATATAATGGAGCGTACCAATATGGACACTCAAACCTACGATAAACATAAAGATAGTGATGGTTGGCTAAGTGCCGATGACCAAGTTAAATTGGGAGTTGTTCACGGCATTATTGAAAATATGTCGGATATTATAGGTGAGGTGTAGAGCGTATGCCAAAGAAAAGTATTGTATCTGACCCCATACAAAGCAAAGCACCTACAACATTAAAAGACCATATGTTTTATGGACTAACGCTTGATGAAGAACAAGAGGCGTTCAGGGATGCTATTTGGAATGAAGATATAGATGTAGTGTTTGTGAATGCCAGAGCTGGTACTGGGAAAACCACCATCGCCACTGCAACGGCCAATCTTCTGTGCCAATACGGAAGATATAAAAATATAGCATATATAATGGCACCCTGTCAGGAAGGAACACAGGGCTTTCTTCCTGGCGATTTACAAGAAAAAAGCCAATTCTACATGGATGGATTCTACCAGGCCCTAACAACTATCGGTGTTAATATGGGGATTGCTTTGAACGGTGATATATTAAATCAAAAAAGAGGAACTGGGTATATAGATACTTACACGCATACTTTTTTGCGCGGAGTGAACTTTGAAAACAGTGTGATTCTCATTGATGAAAGCCAAAATTTCACACTTAATGAACTAAAAAAGGTAATTACGCGAATCAAAGATAGTTGTAAAGTGGTAGTCCTGGGGCATAGGGGTCAAATCGACTTACCTAATGTAAACAAGAGTGGTTTTGCACAATATTTGGAACACTTCAGAGGAATGCCACGGGTAAAGATATGCGAACTTACGCGCAACTATAGGGGATGGATCAGTTCTCATGCCGATGAGCTAGACGAGAAATAGTAGATCGGAGAAAATAAAAATGGTTTTAACAAAGACTCAAAAATTCAAAAATGCAATCATATCAAGAACAGATGGCACAATCACAGAGATTTACAAAGATGATGAGAAGATATATATCTTAGATAAAATACTGAAAGAATGGGATGGTATCGAAGGCGTTTCTATTACAATTTCACTTAATAGTGATGTAGAAGAAGACGGTGAGGTCGAGGTGGTGACGACGATTGAGTAATATGACTAGGCGGAACCCCAATGAGAGTGTGCTGGGATATTATGAACGACTAAAGAAAAATATTGCAGATGGTGTTCTCGACCTTGAAAGATCGGAAGTGTATCAGTTACTCTTTGGAGAGCCTTGTAGTGCTGACCATGCAAGGAAAGTCCTTAAAGGGTTGGACTTGTGCATCGAGGCAGACCAGCATGTCGTTGAAACCGATGATGATGGAAGTATACAGATACCAAATCGGACAGTTTTAGAAATCCATAAGGATGGCAGTCAGTCAAAAAGCAAGATTATTGAAATGTCCGAAGAGGAGAGTATGGATGGTGAATTCTTACTTAAAGCTCACGGATTTAACCCCAGTCTATTTGAGTTGACAGGTGCTAAAAATAGTATTTATCAGGTAAACGCAAAAGGCGGAGTTACTAAAACGCTGTATTCAAGTAAAATTACTGCCAAACCCATAAGGGGCGGATTGGACATTGAAGATATCGCCAAACATTTTAGTAATTTTAAATCAACTCACACAGCAACAACATCACAACAATATAGACATGGTGCGGAACTCTTGGTGGTGAATCTTGCGGACGTGCATTTTGGTAAACTGGCAGAGTTTGACGAAACCAACAATACATACAATCTTGATATTGCGAGAGAAAGAATACTAGGCAGCGTTGAGTCTTATGTATCAAGGTTGCACGGCAGACAATTTGAAAAAATCTATTTTATAGTTGGTAATGACTATTTCAACTGTGAATATCACTCAGCAACGATAGCTAATACCCCACAGAACAACGCTAGTCGTTATAGCACAATGTTCAAAAGGGGTGTCGAAACACTCATTGACACAATCAACATATTGTCAAATGTAGCTCCTGTAGAAGCAATTTTTATCCCTGGAAATCATGCTGGATGGACGGAATATGCCGCGTCAATTGCGCTTGAAGCGTTTTATCGGAGCGACGATGCAATTTCGGTAGACAGTGCCCCTACACCCAGAAAATATCGAAAATTTGGTAAAAACCTGTTGTGCTTTGCGCATGGAGATTCGGAGAAGGATAGGATTTTCAGCTTGCCAAGCATTGAAGCCGCAGAACATTGGTCTGATTGCAATACGGTTGAGATACACCTGGGGCACTATCACAAAGAAGGTGTAGTGGAGAAAAACGGTGTGACCGTGCGCAGAATACCAAGTCTGTCAGGCAATGATTATTGGACATACAAGAGTGGTTATTCAAGCAAGGTACGAAGTATGGCTTTTATCTATGATAAAGATGGTGGACTTACGGAAACGCATTATGTGAATATGTAATAATTGATATGACCGAAATTTTTTAATTTCTTTGACAAGTATTATGGGGACTGCGAGACGATGGGCACATGGCTAGGTTCATGGGAGGTTATCCTCCATAGTCATATATCAGTCCCTATAATACTTGAAGGTGTTGAATGTTGGTGAAATCCCAAAATATATTGCGAGATGGAGCAGTGGTTAGCTTACGAGCCTCATAAGTTCGTGGTCGGGGGTTCAAATCCCTCTCTCGCATTTTTACAAAAGCAAGCAAGTCCCGCCGTCTGCCAAGATTTGCTCTGGTGAGTGGTGGGACGTTCTCTTTTTCAAATAAAAATCCAGGGGGTGGCGCATATAGCGGCCAATACAAATAGACCAAAGCACAAGTGTGATATGTGTGGCACCGAATACGATAACAAGAGACATAGTTTCTACACTTCAAAACACTCAATTTATCAGCATAATGAGGGTCGTCTACGGACTTGCAAGGATTGTGTCAACAGTCTGTTTGATAACTATGTGAAGAAATATGGAGACAGAAAATTTAGTTTTTATCAGATTTGTGCTAAATTTGGATGGTATTTTGATGAGGCTCTGTTCGATGGATTGGATTTGGGAGGAAATAATGTAGTCGGCGTATACATCCCCAAAATAAATATTAACCGAGGCAAAACCAAAAGTTTTGAAGATAATATTATGGATGCATTTTTACAAATGCAGGAAGATAAGAACGATAAAAAAAAAGATGAGTCTAAACCCTCCTCTTCGGAAAGTAAAAGTTCGCTCACTTCATCCGTGGGTGCAAGCAATAGGATGTTGTTAAAATGGGGCACGGGCTTCGAAGTTCATGAGTACACATCTCTCGAAAATCTCTACAAAGATATGGTCAAATCCAATCCGCGCATCGAAGACTCTCCCCAGGAAAAAGATTATTTGCGCAAAATTTGTCTTACGTCTCTTCTGTTGGATAAAGCTCTTATGGCTGGCGATGAAAAGAGAGTGTCTACTTTAAGCACATCTTACAGCAATCTAATGAAAGATTCAAAGCTCAGGGCTATGGATAAATCGGAAATAGATAAAACGGGCGGCCTTCGCAACTTTGCGCAATGGTTCGCTGATACTGAAAGCGAGGACTACATACCACCTTGGGAAAAGCACAAATTAATTAAAGGCGCAAATCAAGATATAGTGGACAAATCAATTATGCACATTGAAAATCATACGCGACGATTTAGGAATGAGCAGACAATGGTAGTGCCACCCGACGATACCCCGAAGATTGAGACAGACGAAATTGATCCCCATGCAGAGGCGTATTTAGATCGTTTTATAGACGAGGATGATGACAATGACTGATGATTTGCCGGTTGTTGATTTTGACTCCTTATCACCCAAAGATAAACGCAAAACTTTAGCCTCATACTATAGGCGATATCCCGACAAATTTATTGATGAAATTAAAGAACCCAACTCAAACATAGACCTATATTTTTATCAGCGAATACATCTTCGCATTCTTTTCAGGTATACAAGGGTTTTTATAACGGCAACACGAGGAACTTCAAAGAGTTACACCGTTATATTGGCATTTGTCCTTAAATGTATAATGTTCCCCGGAATCAAACTCTTTATTTGTGCGCGAGGCAAAGAACAGGCGAGTAAGATTACCCAAGAGCGCCTTGAGGATATATTTGAACACTATCCTCTTTTGCGACAAGAGGTGAGAACGCTTACCGAACAGAAGGATTATACGAGAGTTGTATTTCATAACGGCTCATCTTTTGACGTGGTTCAAGTAGCGCAAGCAACTCGCGGTGGTCGCAGACATGGGGGATGTGGAGAAGAGATTTCAGACAAGAATTTTGACGGAGACACATTCAATGAGGTTGTAATACCTCTTATGGCGAATAATCGTCCAGCAAAATGTGGCGGAACCGACCCAAATGAACTACATAAGTCAGAAGCATACATATGCACCGCAGGAACTAGACAACAGTTCGCATATGAGTTGGCTAAAGAAATATATGGTGAAATGCTGGAAGGGGAATCGGCTTTCTATTTGGGTAATTCGTACGAACTACCCTGTTTATTTGGACAATTAGAAATTGACTTTGTAGAAAGTAAAAGATTGTCCCCCACCTACCCAACGGAGTCTTTTTTAAGAGAGTTTGGGAGTATTTGGACGGGTTCTTCCAATGGAGCCTTGGTTAGTGACATTAATTTACGAAAGTCACGCACAGTAGGGATCGCAGAATACGAGCATTGCGGAGATACGAATTGTGAATATGTGCTGTCATATGATGTTGCCAGACATCCGGGAAAGCAAAATGCGCTATCTTGCTTGACTGTAATAAAGATTACTCCAAGAGAAGATGGATTGTATACCAAAGAAGCCGTGAATGTTTATTCAATGGAAGGACAACACGACACTAGACAAGCGAAATTCTTAAAGCAAAAAGTTCACGATTACAAAGCTAGGATTCTAATTGTTGATATTGTTGGGATAGGGTCTGGTGTGGTTGACCAATTGGTTCTTGATTTGGGAGATGGATTCCCACCCTATGGTGTTATAAACAATGAGGAGTACGATAAATATAAGGATGCAGATAGCATTCCGATGGTTTTTGCCATGGATAGTAGGAAAGTAGAAACAAGAAATAGCAAAATGATGCAAAATATCATGAAGGTTTTTAATGCGCATGATATAGCATTGCTTAAAACACCACACGAAGGACTAAAGGATTATCGCAAGCACCACAAACTGACACAGCTTGAGATATATGATCAGCCAGAATTAGAAATTCCATATATTATGACGGACTCTCTTTGTGAGGAAATTATGAATTTGGAATATCGGTCTGCCGGAAATGAAGGCAAGATTGTTCAGATTTCCAGTAAGATTCCCAAGGACAAATTTATGGCGCTGATGTACGGGTTGTGGTGGATTCATATGCAAGAACGTGTGGGTTTGGAAAGGAAGGGAGCTTATGAGTTCTTGTGTTTATATAATTGAGGTGAACTCTGAACTCTATCCGCTTCTTGCAGTGTACTTTAATTATTAGGCTTCAATCAACAAATAAAATACAAACATTATTATACGAGGGAGGTATATTGATTGCCCAAAAAAGCAGTAAATACGGATAAAATTGAAATTTCATCCAGCACTAAAGAAGAAGCTAGTTATGAATTCAACACAACTCTTCCGATAGGATTTCTTGGCAACTGGAATGAAGCAATAGGACATTTTGACAGTGCGCGATTGGCAGCGGCTCTGGAAACGCCACAGTATGATGGGAATAACAGATTCTTACGCGAAATGTGTTGGTGGGCGTATAATTCCAACGGTGTGATACGTAGTTCAGTTGACTATCTCGCCAGTCTCAGCACATTGTCATCCGTGATTTATTCACGCTCCATTAATCGAAATGGCAATAAACCTCCTGGTTATGAGCGAAATAAACGTATATTTTCACAGGTGCTAGACAGGATTAAGCATAAGCAGGTAATACGCGATGTTATAAGAAAGCAATGCAATGATGGCATTGCTTTCTATTATTTTGTAGTAAACCATACGTCACCAATGGAAAGAATGATTGACCCATTGGCAGTTGCCACACTGACTGAGATTAATGCTGACGAAGGCGAGGTGGAAATTAACAACGCACCGAATTGCGATTTATTCCCGTTGCCAACATCGTATTGCAAAATTGTAGGTAAGCGCAATGGTTCATTCACGGTAGCATTTGACCTTTATTACTTCAACACTTTCGTGGGCAACAACTTAAAACGTAAACTTCGGCAATATCCACCGGAAATTTCATCCGCCTGGAAGAAATATAGCATGGGAGCCGCCCAAGGACATAGGTGGATTGTGCTTGATGAAACAAAGACGCTTGTAGTAAAAACAGGTTCAAAGGATGAGTCTGTTTGGGGTGTTCCGGTTGTTGCGGCTACTCTCAGCGATAAATTATTCGTAGACCATCTTTTAAATACAAAACGAGATATGCTTGATACGGTTAATAATCGTGTATTGTATATGGAATTCCCCCAAGGGAGAGACCCAGGCACATGCTCTCTAGCTGCGGATCAACAGATAAGTCAACATAATACAGTAAAAGCCGCATTGCAAAATCGCACACCAGGACGCTGGGGTCTTTCATTTTTCTCAGTGGCTCCTGGTACGAAGATTAATTCCTTGGATGTGGAGACTGGGATTCTTGATATGAAAAACGAAGCAGGCCTTCGCGGACATATTTCAGAGGATATAGGCTTGAGTGAAGGCCTGATTGGCGGTGACTCAAATGGAAACTATGCGATATTAAAGCTAAATTTGGAGTTAGCTACTTCAAGGGTTTTTGAGTGGATAAATGTGTTTGCTGCAGAGTTGAATAAAGTGATTAATTCCAACATTATACGTCAAAATGGACTTTATATGGAAGTTGATTACCTACCAATAAGTCATGTTAATAGGGACGAAATGTACAATCGCGCCAAAGACCTCTTTCTAATTGCTGGCGGTTCATATCAGGCACTTGTTGAGTCCGCAGGATTTAGCTTTGATGGCTACATAGCAATGGTTGAAAGCGAAGGTGAGTTAGACCTTAAAAGTTTATTTATTCCACATATAACTTCTTATACGATATCAGATAGGTCTCCAAACATAGACGAGGCAGACCAGGTTGGAGGGCGCCCCAGAGATGAAAGTTCTGACAATGATGCAACCATAGCCTCCAGGAACAATGGAGGAGATCAAAACCCCAGAGCGGATGTTTAGAAAGTTGATGGAAATCATGAGCGATGACTTACAATTAGAACTTAACACAGAAGGAACTGGATGGAACCCGCCAAGACCAGGCTCCCCAGAACGTGACAAGTGGCCTTCTCATGTATTTATGTTGCCCGATGCAAAACCGCATCCTTTGTTTCCCTACAAGGAGTATATTGATGGGCACTGGCAAGTAACAGCAAGGGCTTTGAGAGCGGTCATAAGTCGCGCAAATACTACTGGACATCAGGATGTTCAACGAAGAGCGTCGGAAATGCTTCGCAAATATCACGAGCAAAACAGCACGGAGGAAAATATGGAAATCAATGAAATTGCAAAACTGCGATACGACATTGCCTCAGAAGTCTATAAAAATGAAATGAGCGAAAATGATGCTCTCCGGGGATATGCTGCCCTTCTTGAAGATATGACAGAGTTGTATATGGGCGTATCGAATGAGGAATTGAAAGCAGTCTTAGACAAAGGCATTAATGATGTTCGAGAAATAATGGGGGATGAAAAAAACCACAAATTGGTACTTCAAGCCCTCACTAATAATTTGGACATGGTTCTTATTGCATACGACGGCATGACAGAGGCCCTTGCAAATATAGTTGCCCATGTGGAATCTGACTCTGGTTCTTAAATTATATCAAATTATAACACAATGCAACTATGGAAGGTGGAGCTATGCAAAAAATAGGCAACTCAACATACCGAGGGTGGATAACCTTCTACTGCGAGTGTGGCAGTAGAGAATATTCATACCAAAATCTTGACGCATTAAAAATTTGTGAGTGCGGAACCAAACAGTTTGACATTTACACGCTAGATATAAAAGAGTGGATAGCTGAAGACTATATCGCTGTATGCAAACAAGATCTCGAGAAAGAAGGACTGGGGAATCATGCACCATACATAGACGAAATGTGTGACAGGATACGAAAACCTTTGATCAGCGATGAAATTTATAACGCTGTAGTCCGTGATATTGTGGAAACGACATATATCCTTATGGAAAATTTGAGGCTGAATGTTCATGGATAAGCTATCCTACTATCTTTACATAATTATCGGTACGAGGAGGCTATAAAGTGTGAGAGAAAAGGTGAGAAAGAAAAAAGTGTTGCATGAAACTTCTTCGCTTCAATTGCATGTAGTAGAACTATCCTCTGCTCCTATAAATGGAAGAAGACTGGTGAAATTTGTTCTTCACACTATACATCAAAGCGAAGAAGAGCATCAAAGCAACGGAATCACATGGTTGGAAGAATATGTCCAAGAGAACATGTCTACAGTGAATCAAATGAGTTTGGTGGCTGAATTCTTAGATAATAAACAAGACATGCCTCACGGTCATGCATTTGAGGGTACGGAAAACGGAAAGCCCGTCTTTTCATCCGCCGTAACTGGCTCATTCGGAGACCCGAAAATAGAAACTATAAATATAAACGGCGTGGCAGAAAGGGTTCTTACTGCGGTGTCAACTATTGATGAACAACGTTTTCCAAATTTTGTAGCATGGTTACAAAATGAATTATCGGAGGGACGTAGTGTAAAAGGTTCTGTTGAAATCTGTTCAAGAGTGCCAGGAGAAACAATTACATATTTAGATGGTTGGAAACCGATTGGACGAATCCCAACGAAGTATGTTTATAGTGGATTTTGTGTGCTTGGCGGCGTTGATCCGGCAGACGGAAATTGTGTGCTTTTAGAATTGAACAACGCTAATCCCCCTACCCTAGACACAATCAAAAGCCAAATAGCCAGCTTGGGAACACAAGTGCGGAGCAATAACTTAAATGACTTTAACTCTATTATGGCGCAAATCTCTGGCCTGGAGTTGAATAAATCAACAGAGAAATCTGTTAGTTCAAAATCTAAAAATAATAACAAGGAGGAAATTAACATGGACAAAAAAGAATTTGAAACCTTGCTTGCCGACATGAAGACTCAACTTATAGCTGAGTTGAATCAAGTGGGTGGCGGAGATGATGACGTGCGCGAAGTGTGCGCAGAGAGAGATTCTTTAAAACTGAAAGTTGCCGAATTGGAAGCTAAGATTGAAAAAATGACTAGCGAAAAGAATGAGGCAGATGCAGAGGTTACGAAGCTCAGAAATGACACTCTTGTAGCAGAACTAAACAGCCATCTTGCGCAATTCACTGAAGAAGAAAGAAATACCGCTAAGGCTGAAATTGATGCATTTAGGAAAAATCCAGTAAAAAGTGAAATCAACTCTATTATTGGTGCTGTAATGATTGCAAAGGCCAAGAGACAAATGGAACATGCCAAAACAATTACTGAGCAAAATTCATTTGATGACGGTAGTAAGCATTCTTTGAGCGATATTTACGGAGCAATGGATGATAACCACTACTCACCTACGGGTGAAGGTGGATTATTTTAATTTTAATTACATAAAAAGGAGGAAATTAAAAATGATAAAATTTCGCGAATTATCTAATTTTTCCAATGTCAAAACATTTCCAAATATCAAAGCACATGTTGATATGGATAATTACAGAGTAGTAATTGCAGACCAAGCTAACGAGGTTACATCTTTTGGAACTGTACAAGCACCAGGACAAGACCTTTGCGTTGTCATGCAATGGTTATATCAACGTACTGGAGACTTATTTTTTGGGCAAAGAGGTGTTAAGCAAGGCGAACGCACCCTCTGCGTAGGACTTGAATCACTCGCCACACGTTTCCTTGACGTGGGTGCACAACATATTACTGGAGGACTTGATGCTGACGGCGCATTGACTGTTGTTGCTGGCGACGCACTTATTCCCGACGGTACTGGTAACTGGGTTGTAGGCGCGGTTCCTACAGCTGGCGTTTATTTGCTTGTGACGGGTTTTACTACCCTACCCTTCCATGGCAATGAAGGCAAAGGCCCCATGACGGAGCCCGCCGTTATTGCGCAAATCATTTCACTCTAAACGAATAGAAAAATATAAGGAGGTAATATATTATGTTTGATGGAACAATAGAACTAAATAATCTTAGACATGACCCAATTGACAGCATTAGTGGAATAAAAGAAAAGTCACCCTTGGTAGAAATTTTTTCTCATATGGCCGCTGGTAAAGACATGTCTGAACTAAACGGGAAACTCAAAGATTCTCATGGTAAAGCTGTAAGCCAAAATACTATTGAAGATGGCGTTAAGCGTATTCGTCGCAAGGCTTATGAAGCTAGTGCTGGAAATGGTCTTGCCGCCACCGAATTGAACGAGCTTCGTAGATTCGCCATTCTACCACTGTTGCAAGAAGAGCTGCAGCTCTTGAGCTTTATGGGTAATTATCAAAACGTGGGCTACGGTGAGTCCGTGTACGGAGAGCTAAGGAAACTCGGAGCAGATAAAAGCCGCGCCCAAGCGTTAAGAGGTGACGTTACGTTCCCTGTCTGGGAAACCGATAAATATCCCGTACCGTTTGTATCGGTGTCGGGAGGTTACGCTGTGGATTATCGCAAAATCCAATTTGGCGATATGACTTTTGAAAACACTGGTATGGAACAGGTTCGCACGGACATTCGCAATAAGGCCGCTAGATATGTTATCTGGACGATTTGGAACGCAATCAACAATACGACCAATGTGCATTTTACCGCCCAAGGCGCAGGCATCACAGAATCCGCTTTGCGCGAAGTTGTTAATAAAATTCGTAGGTTTGGTACGCCGAACATAATTGGGGACTATTCTATGGTTTCTCAAGTGAATCAGTTCCACTCTTATGTAGGAACCACGCCAACAGTTGGCAACGTATCACAGGCTGCATTGAATGAGCTTCGCAAAACTGGGCTTATCGGAATGTGGCTAGGCAGTGTAGTTGCTGATATCAAAAACGGATTCAACCTTTCTGCTCCATTGCCAGATGGTTCGGGTTTTGAACTATACTTCCCTGAGAATATCATGTTTGTTATTCCATCAGGAATGCAGTCTCCAGTACGCTCGTGGACTCGCGGAGGTCTAACCAGTATGCAAGGTTCCGAGGTGGGGTCAGGCACGATTATGACAAGATTTGATCTTGAAATCGCCGCAGACGTTGCCCGTACCCGTGAGTACGAAATTGGTATGATTACAGACACCAATATAGCCCCATTGCCAGTTTCACCGTTTTAAATCTACATATAACATAGTTAAACAATGAACGAGGCCATCTCACTAAGAGGATGGCCTCGTTCATTGTCTTAGAGGGGAGCTAAATATGGAACTTAATAAATCAAAAAGAGTTGAAGTTCGGAATACCACAAACACTGACACATGGTTCAGGTCAAGTCACGACAAAGATGTAAAAATTCCAAAGAAGTCTAAAAAAGAAATAGAAATTTCAGAAATCATCCATCAATGTGACGATGGGAATCCGGATTTTGTAGGTTATGGTAGAGATGGCAAACATGCAACATTTTATATTGAAGATAAGGAAGTTCGCGTGTATTTGGGCTTTGAAACCGAAAAACAAAAACAAGAAGTTATTGACGAAGATGCAATTGTAGGCATGTTTGAAGCCGCTAATCTCAAAACCTTCTACAGTTTGCTCCAGTCCAAAGTAGTAACCCCAGGACAAAAACAAACTCTACGCGAAGTTATTGCATCGGGCAAAGTAAACGCTCATGATAAGATGAAATTAGCAGAGTCTTTCCTTAAAAACGAAAAAATCTCCGATGACGCATTAAAAGGTAGACCCGGAAGACCTAAAAATTCATAAATTCATAAATAGACTGTTTTTATATTAAGGGATGGTGTCAGATGACAGATTATGAACAGGTGGTAGACACATTCTTTGCGACAGCACAGTATCGGGAAGAAATACCCGATGAGCTTCTGAAAAAATGGTTCAAGATGGCAGTTAATGATTTCAGCCATGACATTTTCCCCTTGATTTACAACCCTGTGACCCAGATGTTTGACAACGAAACCCTGGCATTCAAAAAAACATCCGAAATTATTAAAGACATGTTGGGAAAGATGATATATCTTATACACATCAAGAGACAGCGCAGCAGAATCAACCAGCTACAGAATATTGTCGGACGCGACATTGCCTTAAACTCCACAGCACAAGCCAAGGCGGCAATGCGAGACGAATATCTTGATATAACCTATGAGATTGAACAATTGCGCTTCAAGCTGAAGCAACATGCTTTCAATTAACCATAAGAGACGAGGTGATTTTCATTCCGCAAACATGGGCATTAATGGGCAAAAGGCGAGGTATGAGTGGTTTTGAGCGCGACGAGTTCATCAATGACGCTGAAAACGCCTTTGCCGAGGTACTGGAGGATTCTTTTCAGGGGCAACCAGTAATTCTTTTTCGCAATGGAAATCTTGATGAGTCTGCGGCGATACATACCAAGGCCATTATAGATGGCAATACCCAGTCAAATATGTCCGCATATGAGCACCGATGGATAATGAGCTATACGGATTCACTAAAGGTTGGCAATTATGTTAAGTTCCGAGATGACTATTATATAATCAGTGAAGTACCTGGAAATAACCAAATATATGATAAAGCACCAATGCTTCTCTGCAACCATAAACTTCGCTGGACTAATGAAAATGGTGAAATCATTGAGCGCTATGCGGTTTACCGCGATCATACCCGTCATCTTCCGGGTGAACATGCAAACCGATATATAAAAGAGGGCGATATGCGCCTCATGATTGGCCTCCCAAAGGACAGTGAGACAATTAAACTTTCCAGAGGCAAGAGGTTTATTGTAGATGATTACGACAGGGCACAAGTGGTAAGAGCTCCCGTTGTGTTGCAAATTACAAAATATAACGCTATTCAGCGCGGAGATGAAAATGGTGCATATTTTGATTTCACCATGATGGAAACTCCGTACAACGATGATACGGATAATAGAGAATTGATGATAGCGGATTATTTCCCAACCGTGTACGGATTAGAGATTATCACTCCCACCAATCTTGAGATTGAAAACGGGCAAAATGCTCAGATTCAATTTGCAGCGAAACTGAATGATAGAGAAGCAAGAGAACACGTTCATTTTATGGTGGACGACGAAAAGGTTGCTCATATCGCTGATGACGGAACAATTCAAGGTTTAACTGTTGGGGAAACGCAAGTTCGAGTTGTGTTTTTTCAGGAGGAGAGAGTAATCAATGTGCGGGTTGTAAAGTCTAGTCGGGTCTTTCAGGACACTGCAAGGATTAGCTTTAAGGGTTCTCCGACATTGAGAGTTGGCGGCACAAAAATATTCCATGTAGCGTTTTTTGATAGTAGCGGCAACCCCACAGGCGATACTCCATTTTGGAGCGTCGTGGATAGTAGCGGGAGTGCGGCGGAATTTATTACCCTGGAAAATCAGCAAGATGGCAGTGTTCGAGTAAGATGTAAAAACGATATTAGGTTGATGGGTAAAGAGTTGACCATACGGACTACAAGTGCGTCTGGGATGGTTTCTGATTCCACGCAGATTACACTAATAGGATTGACATAGAAAGCAATGCGAGGTGAAAAAATGAGCAGAGTGACAATATTACTGGGCGAAGAGCATATGTTTGATCGCCTCGATACGGTTGCCTCCCCGGAGGTTGACTTGGTTTTCTTGAGACGATTACCTAGATATTCGGAAAAGGGGAATAGTCTTATAAACAGTATTGTTGAAATTCTCAACAACGACGGAGATGAGGTTCCAGAGGTACTTGGCGGAGAAATTATGTCTGCAAGTTCTGTGGGTTCATTTGCCTATGGGCATGATAGGGTTATTCGACTAGCCTTCCCAAAGGGTGAATTTGCAAATGCACAAGAGGCAAGAAACGAAGTTGCTAACTATTCTATAAGGTTTAAACTTGAGGACAATGCCTCATATATACAAAATCACTATGAGATAGAATTTTGGAATCGTGACTCAGGTGTCAAAACATTTAATTCAATTGTGGTGGGCGATGAGCAACTTCTCCAATTGATGAAGTCTAAGATTTCTACAGCAGATTTGGGGAAAATGTCACCGTTCCGCATCGTTATATACCCTGAGATTAGAGCTAGATAAGATGTAAGTTTGCGCAAACTTATAACGACACACAGTGATGTGTGTTTTTTTTGTTTCGTTTTATGAGTAGGGGGGAGGATGTCGTATAAACACTCAGAATGTGAACGAACGCTATATGCAATTTAACGATTGCTTTGTGAAAATTGAACAAAATATGGCTGGATTATTTCTAAAAAATGAAAAACTTTGCAAGTTATTGTGGCATAACGATAACAATCCTCTTGCTCAACACATGGACGAGGACATAGCCCAAAATATGCTTATAGACTTTGTAGAAGAGGTAGATGGGGAGGGGAATATTCAACTAATTGAGAATCCTGACTGTCGAGTATTTTTTGTTCCGTTTACCGATTTAGTTGAAACCCCATTGAAGTCTCAATTGCGGGTTTATACAGCTAGAATAAATCCAGATAATATCTACATTTCTGAGGTATTTGTGCAGATTGATATTATCGTGCCACAACAGCTCAATAAGCTACGCAATGGCAGGAGGCGGGAGTCTATTTTATCAGAAGTAATGAAAACATATAACGGCCAAGAAATAGGACTGCTTAACCCCCTTGCGATTGTGAAAAGACCCATCGACATTAGACACTTCAGGGGAACCTTTTTTGGATATTCGGTATTGTTTTCAACGAGGGTGGCTTAGATTGGCGGTGATGAGTTGGATGATAGACCTAGAAGTATTAGTTTCTTAAACGAAATATCCAAACAGTGTTCTTTTCAGCGGGCTTTGGCGTTAAATCTCCCCTATGAATATAAGGGGGTTGCATTCTATCCTGTTCCGGTTGAAAGAATCATGGAGTTTTATTTCTGTGTAGATGTATTGATGGTTAAACAGGAAAATTTGATAGTTGCATTACGTCGTAGTTGCCCAGAAGACCCCAAATCTAAGGAAAAATACTTTGCAACTCTGAAAGAAAAAGAGTCTCAGTACAAAAAACTTATGAAGATGCCCTATTTATATTTTCTTTGTTACGCCTTTGAAAATTGGGAGGAATACGGAAGGCCTGATTTTGGGGCTTATATTCCTATGCTCTACGCACTCTTAGAATTAACAACAAAAGGGGCGAATATTGAGATAAAGACAGAATATAAACAGAACGGCGAATTTAAGAGAGTTTTGCTGGTTATCAACGATGCAGAGTTTAATGCGAAAGATTTTTTGAAAATACGCCAAATCATATTCCAACAATCGGGGATAGTCCATTCTGATAACTTTCTCAATTCTGATGCAGAGAGAGCTATATATGACGGCAGAAAATATGAGACAAAAAATTATGTTCCGCCAACGCTTGAGGATTTGATTGATATTCTTGCAATGTATCTACATAAAAGTGCGGACGAAATAATAAACAATTTCACAATTCGTAAATTCAACAATCTTATCAAGCATATGTCAAAGTTTGAAGATTATAAGCTCCTAAAAGGAGCAGAGCTTGGAGGGTTTGTAAGTTTCAAAGATAAGGTTCCCCACTTCATAAGTGGACTCAAAGAGCCGGATGTATTTGAAGGGTTGCAAACCGATTACAGAAATTCAAACATGATGAAGGTGTAACCCCGCAAGGGGTATTTTTTATTTTTATGAGGAGTTGAAAACAATGAGCGATATTATGGCAATGAAGCCTGGATTAAGGTTTCTAAACAACGTTGGTAACTTTGCGTTCTATGACAACAGAGTGAATCAGGTGGCTTTTACTGGTTCGTTCGCTACAAGCTACGCAATAGAAATTACAGGAACAAATACAGATACAAGAGCTGGACGCGGAAACCCTCTAATTTATAGGAGTTTCAGTGATCGAAATGTAGCGATTACGTTGACGCTACAGGAATTTAATTTGGAATACATTGCAGCAACTGTTGGTAGCGACATTGATTATGGGCTGGCAGAGCTATTTGTTATCGAAAGGTCGATTCCTGTAGATGGTAACGGAATAGCAACTCTTGATGAGTTAGCGACTGGTTCAGTAAGCGTGAGGCTGCCGGATAGAAGTCGTGTAGAGGTTCCCGCCACACCCGAAAACACAATTGACTTGTCTGCATTTGGCTTAAATGAAGGTGACTGTGTTTCTGTTACATACATGTATATGGGTGATGCAAAATCGGTAACAATTTCCGCCGACCAAATGCCGCGTATTGGTAGATTGGTGATGGAAGGTGTTTTGTCAGATAGCCGTGTGGGTGAAGTTGGCAAGCTGATTGTAGATATTCCATCTTTTAGCTTAGACGGGTCACTCTCTATTACGATGAATGCAGACGGGAGTACATCTCAATCCGCTATTGCCGGAACAGCGTTAGCTGTTGATGGCACCGCTTGTGGTGAGGGAAGCGTTTATGGATATGCTCGTGAGGTCATTTCAGGAGAAACTCCACGAATTGTCGATCTAATAGCGTCTCCATCTCCAATTGAATTAGAAGCGTTGCCAAGTCCAACGACGCAATTAATTTCTGTAATTGGTTCAAGGGGGGTTATGTACAGTGAGGTTGGAATTTCTAACACTGAGTGTGCATTTGTTTCCGACACTCCGGCAGTAGCAACAGTTGATGCTAATGGGTTGGTAACAGCAGTGAGTGCAGGAAGTGCAATTATAACCATAACTCATACTGCAAGCGGCCTTGTTGACACGGTCGATGTTGAGGTTGAAGGTTAGGTATTATGTTGTAAATAACCGCTGGGGAGTTTCATAGCTCCCCAGCGGTTTATATGGGAGGCGAAAGAGTGTTTGAAAAAGATATAAACGAATATCCGCTACAGGATTCTGTCAAAAAGAACGGAAATCGCGCCAAGGATAAGCCGAAATATGACCCCATCTCTACTACTGAAGGGGAATTAGAACCCAATACTGCCAATGCAAAGGTTATTACAAAAACCAAAAACGGTGTGACTGGGATTGATTTCAAAGGATTTGGCGTGTTAATCCCCACCCCAAACAAAGAGTACGTTGTGGGGGATACAATAGAGGTTTCCTATACGTCTGATATTGGCAAGCCCGATTTCAAGATAAACATTGAGGTGGTCTAAATGGCGAAATCTTTATGTAAAAATGCTAAAATTCGTGATGAGTCATGTTCCGTCATCCTCTGCACAAAGCGAAATTGCGTTTGCGTGGCACAAAGATATTGTCAAGTACAAGGACGACCCATACAATCAGAGTATGCACCCCGAGTCTGTAAACATTATAGCAAATAAATGTTATAACAAATGATAGGGAAGTAATTCACATAATTAAAGGTTTGAGCTCTACCATTAAAAATTGTTTACTTCCCTATATTTTACGAATCTAAATTAAATATCGGTTTAATGTGAGAAATATGGAGGAATATTAAGTGAAAAAAATTATGATATCAAACGGTATGCGTGGTAAGGAAAATGTCAAACAATATGTTGATGCTTGTCGAAATGCAGTAGATAAATACTACACCTCTAAAGGCGAAAAGTTTGAACGGATAAACACATTTTTTAATGATTTTAATGGCAACCGCTTGCAATTTCTTGGCAAATCAATTTCAGAAGGACTTGCACTGGCTGATGAGGTTGTATTTATGGACGACTGGCAGAATTATGATGGTTGCCGCACAGAACATTTCATTGCGACTCAATATGGTATTCCATGCGTGTATCTTGAAACTTAGGAAGCTTAGGAGGCGTAGGTGAAAATACTCAATTTAGATCAATCAACAAAGGTTACAGCATATGCTGTTCGCAACAATGGCAAATTAACGGATTATGGTGAAATCTGTTCTGATAAAAATGAACGAAATCCAGTAGAACGAATGAAACAGATGTACGATGGCATAGGCGAACTCTTAGACAGAATTAAACCAAACTACATAGTATTTGAACAAGTGCAGTATCAGAACAACCAGAAAGTTTATAGCCAACTTTCGCAGTTACAGGGAGTAATTTTTTCTTTGCTGTTTGACAGAGATTTAGGGTTTGAGTTGGTGTCTCCCCCGGCATGGAGGAAGGCTGTAGGAGTTGTTGGAAGAAACCGCGCCGATCAGAAAGCCTCCATTATTCAAATTGTAAAGGAACGATACGGATTGGATGTTTCAGAAGATATTGCTGAGGCTATAGGTATCTCTGAATGGTCGATAGAAAATATCAAATTATCAGATAAGGTGGATTAATAATGAAAAAAGCAGCTACAAAAACTTTAAATGCGTTGGTAAAGAATACAACGAAGACAGTTTCCATCAATATCGGTGAGGTAGATGGTGTTCAAATATCCATGGAAGTCAAAAAGTATCTTTCCGCAGAAGAATTTATCAAGTTTGTAGCGGAAATGGCAGACGCCCAGTTCACTGAAAATGATGAATTCCAACCATATCTTGAGAGTATCGCTTTTGATATCAACTTGTGTAAGTATTATACTAATTTAAGTCTTCCAGAAGAATTGCCCAAACAGTATGTGATTATACATCAACTTGAAATAAAGGAAAAAATATTGGATGCTATTTCAAATTCGGAACAATATAAATCACTACTCGCTTGTATTCGTGAAGTCCATAATTATACCAGGGCGCAAAAAACAGGCATTACTGCTACACTAAAAGGACTTCTTGGTGATTTTGATGTGAAGAAGACTTTAGAGATGGCTGCGACTACTGGATTCGATGTGGATTCGTTGGGAAAACCTAAGGAGTTTCAAAGCCTGATAAGTATGCTTGGTAAATCTGAAGAGACAGAGTTGCCTACATCTACAGATATCCCAGAGAATAAAATTATACACTTGCCATCTCCTGGAAGTGACCCTGACTGGTGAAAATAACAACATATAGCATAATCTCTTTTATTGAGGATATGAAGATGGCTGTCGAAGGAGTGCTACATAATGGCTTTAGTTTTTGATAGTTTGGGGGATGTAAAAAATTATATTGCAGGGAATCCGTCCAAAGTAAAATTAACAAATGGCAAAACCATAGTTTCGATTATTCAGCTTGAGGCTGAACGACTGGCAAAATGCATTGAACGCAAAATTGCAGAATATTATACATCTTTCACACCAGAAGAATATAATCGAACTATGGATTTGATTAATGCAGTAAGGGTATCCGCTGTGGTTACTAAAGAAAATATAATCAGTGCAAAGGTTTATTTTGATGACTCCGCAATTAAGCCCAGCGTACTCGGCGGAGAAGATGGTTTTACCCCTGTACTCATGAATTATGGTTGGAGTGTAGATAGTGGGTGGCATAAAGACATCGAAAACTTTGGTTATAAACCAGGTGCCAAATTTATAGAGAGTGCAATAGAAGACTTTCAAAAACAAAACAATTATGGATTGAAAGTGCAAGTAAGTGTTGATGCTCCAGGCATCAGTGAAATATGGGACTTTTAGAGAATATATACCAAAAAATATATTTTAATCAGGATTAGTATGACCCCTCTACGTTATTTTCCGATGTGGGGGTCATTTTTTGAAAGGATGAGATTGTATTTTTAGTGATGTAATTTCGGTTATTAAGCGCACTATTGTTGTCATGTCGTTTCTATTCGTAATAACGGTAGTGCCAGTGCAAGCAAATGAACATCTCGATATACCTTTGTCACACGAACTACAAGATTTCACAATAGATTTAGCAGAACAGTTTAATATACCTTACGATCTATTGTTTGCAATGATGTTTCGGGAAAGCACTTTTCGTCCATATTTAATCAGTGCAACAAATGATTATGGAATTATGCAAATCAACAGGGTAAACCATGGTTGGCTCAGGAGGTATCATGGGATTACAAATTTTCTTGATGCTGAACAGGGCATTTTAGCTGGCACAATAATGATTTCTGAACTTGTCCATGAGTTTGAGTGTCTACATAAGGCACTGATGGCCTACAACATGGGTAGGGCTGGAGCAAGACGGCATTGGAATCGAGGCACATTTACTTCTACATTTTCTAGGCGCGTCATGCAGACAATGGAAGAGTACGTTGAACAAAGAGAGAATATGTTAGCTTCCACATCAATATTTTGCGGAAGTTGTTGTTCGTAAAGGAGAGACTATGTATTCAAAACTGATTATGGGTTTCATTTTTGGCTTGGTTTCTGTAATTGTAATACCTATAGCCATAATGGCGGTTATTAATGGTGAAACGCCCTATGTATTGCTAGAATATTCACTGCAACTATTTACTGCGTTGGGAATCTCTTTTGGGGCGTATTGTGTTAAAGCCGGAGTCGAAAATAAAACTAAAATTAAGTGTGCGCATATTGAGCGACTAAATGGGCTAAAAGATGGGTGATGATTAATGGGAGAAAAGAAGGGTAAACGAACATATACATTTTTTGCTACGCCAGAAAGAGTTGCCAAGATAAATCCTAAAAACTTAGAATTAGTTGATAAATTTCTAATGGGTAAACGCAACCTTTCTGAAACAACCCGAAAGGCATATAAAAATGACTTAGATTCTTTCCTAGTATATGTGCTTTTGTTCGCTAACAATGATTATATTTTCGATTGGACGGCGGAAGAGGCTGCCGAGATAATTGACGAATTTATCTCATATGTAATGGGCGTACTTGGTAATAATGAACGTAGAGCGAGTAGGAGAACATCAAGCATTAGCTCTTTATACATATTTTATAAAAAGCGCAGAAAAATCAAGGAAAATCCCGTAGAACTACTAGATAGAGTTCGCGCAGTCGCAGGACAATACGAGTCCCATCATACATTCTTGACGTTGGAACAGGTCGAGAAAATTAGAGAGCAGTTAAAAGAAAAGTCCGATGTGCAAATGGAGTTATACGTAGAGTTTGCTCTTTTTTCGATGTTGAGAATTTCTGCACTTACTGGAATTATGCTCGAACAAATTGACTTTGAAAAGAAAATTATAACTGGTATACGTGAAAAAGAAGGTTACATAATCTCGACATTTCTAAACGACAAGCTTATTGAGTTAATTCAAAGATGGATTAACGAGCGCAAGGAAAAGGGAATAGAGTCCGACTTACTGTTTTGTAATAAAAATGGAGAAAATTTGAAATCAACGATACAAACAAGATACACAGAGCTTCTAAGTAAGTGGGCTGGTGTGGAAGGCGTAACTTGTCATGCACTTAGAAGGTCAGGATCAAATTTACGATTAGAAGCAGGACAGGACTTGCAATCAATAAGCAAACTTCTTAATCACAAGTCAACAAGCACTACACAGCAGCATTATATTTTGGAGAATTTTGATGCCCTAAGAAACGACGCAGAGCAGTTTGCAATATAAAAAGCGTTTTCATTAACAACAGCGGTGAATTGCCGCTTATTTTTTATGCGGAAGGAGAGAATGTAAATGGTAAGAACTCGAAACGGAAAGACAATAGCCGAATTTGTATCAGACGTTGATGGCCAGAGATGGGATATAGCAAGAGAACCCACTAATGAATTTTGGGATAAAAACAGCTTTGGACTTACAGATATAGTTTTGGTTACACAGAATGGTCATGAGTACATATGCGATGTTGACGGGTTTTTCAAAGATATTGGTAGCCCAAGGGGTGGCAGTGGTGGAGGCGGCGGAGACGCGCCTCCTGTAGTAAATAACAACATAGTGGTTGGCAGTGGTGGAGGTATAAGAGATAGTGGAGTACCAATAGATTCTAAACTTGATAAAGTAGAGTCTGGTGATAAAACTCATGTTTATGCCGTAGATGCAAGTAACGAGCAAACGATGATAACGGTTGTTTCAAATACGGCCTCCCCAGAAACTATCCCTGAAAGGAACGCCGCAGGAGGCTTCGCTGTTGGAGACCCTGTGAATGATTCAGATGTAGTGAATAAAAAATATGTTGACGATAACGCTGGTGGTGAAACTAATAAGGTTGATGTAGCAAATCCCGCAACTGAAAGCATTTCTGGTACCGCAAGCACACAAGCAGATGTGAACGCTGGGCTTGTTGACAATGCTAACACGCAACAAAACAAACTTGATGGCATCGAAAACGATGTAGGTGATTTAACTGCCGATATGTTGACACGCATTGGATTGCCAGCTTGGGATGCTTCAACACATGACCTAGTGTTTATAGCAAAAGACGGAACTACTTTGACAGTTGATTTATCAGATTTAATAAACATTGACATCCAATTCGATGAAACAACTAATGAGCTAATAATTGTTGACAGTGAGGGTGTTGAACATAGAGTAGACATGAGTGCCCTGATTCCTGTATACGACGGTTCAATTGGTGACAACGTCCAGATTGCGATTACTGACAATGTGATTGAGGCCATTTTAAGAAATGGAACGATTGATGCAAGCAAGCTGACATCGGCATTACAATCGGAAATAAACAAAATCAGTGGCTTGGAAACGGCAATTAACAACGAGACTTTGGCACGAGAGCAGGCCATAAATGATAAGCAAGGACAAATAGACACCCTCAATACACAACTTCAGGAAACAAATAGCGACCTTTCAATAACAAACAATAATTTATCTAACCTAAATACTGATGTAGTGGCAATTTCGGACAATCTGAATAATACTAACCAAATACTATTTGGCAAGTATCGAAATTTAGGATATTGGTCTGAAATCAACCCAGTATCTGTGGGAAGAAACCCTATGGTTGGGATGATATGGATTAATCAGGCTCCGCCACCGCTAGGCAATTCAATCACTTCCGCAAATATCATGGTATGGCCAGATATGATTGATCCTGTATGGATTCCCGCTACAGAAGATATTTATTTCGCTGAAAATGATGTTATTCGCGTATATGATAATAACGAATGGGCATTTTGGAATTTTTCTAGTGGAACTTGGAATGAAGGACTTAGCGATATCCAGTCGGGATTCATCTCTGTTACCCAAAACAATTTGGCCAACAAAGAAGTGAAATTAACGTCTGGCAATAATATTACCATAAACCGCGATAATCCTTTATCTCCAGTTATAAGCGCGACTGGCGGAATAGAAGAAGCTCCCGACGATGGTAAGCAATACGCACGCCAAAATAAAATGTGGTCTGAAATTGAAATGCCTGAAGGTAATTTCGTAGCCACGCCCAACAACAGTGTCCCGTTGCTTAACTATGTTACTGATGCAACCCTGCCTATGGAAAACGGCGAAATGCGTTTTGTAAATGATCCCCACATGACACCAACACCAAAACCGGTAATGTATGAGGGTATGTATTTAATTCCAAACCCAATCACAAATAAAGTGTTGATTGCAGAAAATCATGGTCAAGCCATAGAAAGCGATATTAGCATTGATGAGCTTTCATTAAAGTCTGATGGCTATTTATTTAGGATATCACAGACAGGGCTTAACTATACTGTACAACCCGGACAAACACGGAGCCTACTACAGGGCTTTGCGTTTCCGACGAATATTGAGCGTATGGCAAATACTGCTGCTGATGAATGGCAGATAACGCCACAAGGAGCGTTGGTTTTCAAGTCCTTAGACGGATATGTAGCTTTATCTATAGATGTACGTCTGAGCGGTACAATTGCGGGCGTTGGCCCTGGTAGCTTAGGAGAGTTCTCTGTTGCAATGTGGCGTCCCGTAGCTGGAGTGGACACAATTGCTGCTGAAATTGGAGCAATAAACGCAGGGACATTGACCAGTAAAAGCATATCATTTTCAACCTACACACATCAAATCACCGATCCATTTATCACAGATGGAGTACGTTTTGTACTAAACAACACTAGCTCAAGCGCAATAACAGTAACGGGGGTTACTGTGTTGGTTAAAGGGGTGCAACATTAATGAATTATTTAGAATATCAGGATAGTCAAGGTAATAGACAAATTTTGCCCACGGGGACAGTCATATCTAATAATAGCACAACAGATAACATTGTATATGTAACCCAAGAAGAATATGACACTATAAAAGCAGAAGCCGAAAGCGACCCTAATCATCTCCATTACAAAACAATTTATGCTGTGGATGATGGGGATAACGGCGGTGGCATTGCGTTGCCAGGTGGTGTTATGTCAAGGCGGCAGATGACAGATGGAATCGACTTTACAATTGATTCAGGGCCTCTTGTAGAGAAGTTAGCAATAGGAGCCCAAGAAGTTTCCGGTAGTGCATGGGCAAGCATGTGGTGGAGTTTGGGGCAAGAAAACACATCCCAAGAGTCCAGTTCTGGGAACTGGCTATCCAATGGTTCTGGTGGGATGTTACGTGCGCCACATACATTTGATTTGTTACAGGATGTCTATATTGACTATTCGGCAACATCTAGTGGCGGTGAAATAAAAGCAGATTTCGTTGAGATAGACCTCACTAACAATAGGAGAGCAATAGCAAAATTCAATGGTATAGATGGTTTAATGGACATTGAAGTGGAATTAAGTCTATCTTCATGTTGTTGTTTGCAGAATAGTCCACATCAACAAATAGTGAGTTATAGGGTTGTCAATACGATCGGTGATTTCTCCGCAACATGGTCAAGTTTTTCGTTCTCAATGCAAAGTTTGCGAATGACATATAACACTGGTTATGAATTTGCAACGAATTACTTTGCAGTTAAGGTCATCCACGTAGAGCCTCTCAATGTAATGGAAGAGTTGTTTTTGGAGATAGATATACAGGCCGATATGGAATTTGACGGTAATACAATGATACCAGCACACATATTAATGTCGTTTGATACAAGGAGGGTCATGTCTACGGCAAGCATGAGAATGACTCTAAAAGTAGATATGGGTTTGATTATGACAGGTACTCCTAGCGGTGAGTTAGTCGAAATCCAATCGCCAGAAATAATGGAAATCCCGCAAGTGTGGGATGGGAATGTGCAATTATTAAAGATACATCTTGGTGGCGGAGCGGCACCTAAAATAGACAATATAGACGTGCTGAATGCAATCAAAACGGAGGTGGTGTCAAATGGGTAAGATATATTACGGCGACAAGGAAATAGCCAACCTTGGCGGCAGTGCATCAGTAATTGCAAGCCAGATACCGACTAGCAACCCAGGATATACAGTCCAAGATGCAATAAATGCCGGTATGGCACACACACCTATTGGACTTGGTGCAGATTTCAACAGGCCACCAGGTATGCGGCCACAGGACTGGGCATTGGCAACGGCAACCCATTCGGGAATATCAGAGCCTACAACTATGACACTAAAACGCGCTAGGGGCGGGTTTTGGCAAGGCGTCCATAGCGGCCCCGACGGGGAGTTTTTTGCAAACGATGAAGTTGCGGCAATGTTTGACCTGTACTGGATGTTTACGGTCAGGGCGATTAACCAGTCTGGTGTGGCTGTGCCGATACCGATGACATCGAACCCAATGGGCGTCCCAGGGCTAGGCTGGTGGGATTACATTGAGAACGAAACAGACGTCACTCGCTATTCATCACCAGAGACGATCAACCCAACAACCATTGGCGATTGGGAGAGCGCGGATGACGAAGTGCCGCCGCTGGCCACAGGCGGGGGTACCTTTAAAACGTATAAAGCCGAAATTTCTAGCTTTGGGGCTGTTGATTTTGCCAACCCAGTAGACGACAACGATCTTCCAACGGTGTGGCTTGGCCCCCACCAATACTCAGCTGAGACATTGAGCTGGAATAGGTTTGTTTCATACAACACGTCGTTGCTAGCTGGCGTACAAATCGCCGTCAAAGGCGACTATGTGTATCTCAGAAGCGGAGTAGTTGGTGACATAATTTCAAGCGAAGGCGTAGATGTTACAACAGCAATACGCATTCAGTTGCAAAGTTTTGGCTGCCAAACAATGAAATACCGTAAAAACTACATGGTTGAGCAATTTAGTCTGGATGAGCCGATTACATTTACGGCTTTCCCAATAGACATGATTTACGGGCAAGCCAGTACAGTAAATCCATGGTTTTTACAGCACAACGGTATGCCGCTGATTGTAGGTGAAATGTATTTCGGAACATTCATTGAACCTCCAGTTAGCGGAATCGCACTCGGTGGATTTCTCTCCACGCCGGTTAACGGGATAGTAAATATACCGGCAGCCGCATTTGCCACAATGTTCCCGGATTTGCCAATGCTTTCTACACAGGTGCTGCCCGCTACTGAAAATATTTTGGGCATTACGCCCGGAGAAAACTGGTTGAATGTCGTTGCAAGCGGAAGAGAAACCTGGTCTCCGCCACCGTACCTTAGATGGCGATTCGATGGGTACCTGGGGATCACCCCAACCGTCACCACTGCGATTAGCGGATGGAGGACAATCTGCGAAATCCCGCAAGAATTTGCTGATTTTGAGGGCAATAACATGTTGTGGAATCAGCGCAATTTCCGTGTATCCATTCAAGGTGCCGGGTTTAACAACGGAATACCAATGATGGTTCCGGCAAGAGTGACCTTGACTAGGAGGGTAGATATTAATATATCCCTTCCGGCGGGGGTGGGGCCGCTCATAGTATCCTTCAATGGAATAACTATCGGGGCAGACAGAACAGGTCAGAACCCTACGACGCCGCTATCTCTGACAGTTGCCAGCGATACATTGGCAGGACGAGAGGTTTCACTATCAGGAGATTTAGCAATTTCAGGCGAAATGACGGCAGATAGATTAGCAGACGGCGAAGTTGCAGAGCGTACACTGGCACGAGCCGAGCTATGCCCACCTGTTTTGTGGCGAAACGAAGCAACCTCCGTAGTTAATATTGTAAATTGACTGAATATGTATATATGACAATAGAGCTGAAAATGTTGGGCGCATCCTTTGAGGTGTGCCCTTTGTGTTTTTAAGTTTACTTTTGCGCTCTTTTGGTGACTGGATAGGCTACACTAACCAACACAAAAAAGATAAGGTCATGTTAAAATAAAAGCGGAGGCTGAAAACATGACAAAAAGACGAGAAAAGCGAACGTACAGCGAAACATTTAAGAATCAAAGTGTGCAGCTGTTTAACGCGGGAAAACCGCGTTCGGAAATCATCCGAGAGTATGAATTAACGCCAAGTG